AATTAATGGAGATTCGATCTGAGTTTGATACGTTACCGATCGATGACATTGCATTTAACTTTGCAGTAAGAGTCTATGATGATTACGTTAAGAAACTTGTCCCACTTCAACTAGAAAAAGGAATCTCAATCTATGCTCGAGCAGCAGCATATCACAATCACTTGATCAAAAAGACTGGCAATCAAAAATACAACTTGATTCAATCTGGATCAAAGGTTCGATTCTATTATGCTGCGCCGAACGAACATGAGTTTGATATTTTCGCCTATGCGCCTGGAGCATATCCTGAAGAAATTGCACTGCCTATCGATAAACAACAGCAATTCTTCCGATTGATTGTAGAACCAGTCAACAAGATCATTGCTGCTATGGGTTATCCACAATTGACAATAAGCCTCACAAGACAGGTCGAGATTGTTAAGTCAAGAAGTCGATCCAAAGAATTTACTGACGAGGAAACGTATCCATTATATGCTGTCCACTCTTCAACGTTGGAGTATGAACCTATTTCAGAAAAGATACAAGCTTTCGTTGGAGATCCAGACGCAAAAATTCCAGAAGAACTAACTATGCTTTATTTGTCAAGTGTTTCAAAGTTCGGTCTAAACACAGTTATTGTGCCGAAACATGAGCTTACGAAATACCGTGATAGAGTTGCAAAGAAGCTTGGAATCACGGTTGATGATCCATTTGCAAAGACTCCAGCTGAAATGGCACAATTCCTAATGGAAAATGGTTGGACTGAAGTAATTGAAGGTTCATGGATGCCGACCGATAAGTTCGAAAAAGCCTTGAAGCAAGGTAAAGATTACTATCAAATGAGCCTTTTTACAGCAGATGCGTATAAGAAAGCAAGTAAAGCAAAACCCAAACCTAAAGCTGAAGAAACTGCGTGAAAATTAGTGAAGTAGTTGCCTTTGTAAAACTTCTCCTTGAGAAGCGTTTTCCAGATACTCCAGATAAGCAAAAGATCGACAAAGGAGCCGATCACAAGCTTAATTTTGCGTGTCCGATCTGTGGTGACTCTCAGAAAAAAGTTTCAAAGAAACGTGGTAATCTCTATTTAGATACAAAACACTACAAATGCTTCAACGACGGATGCATGGCTTACATGAGCCTCACCGAGTTTGTCGCAAAAATGAGTCGGCGCTTCTCAATCCTGATGCCGTCTTTCGTATTGGATGAAGACTCAAAAGCAGTCGACATTAAGCGAACAGATAATCAGCTTGCCAGATTCTTAACGTCAGATACTTCAAAGCTTATTCGAATAACTGATATTGTCAATCGATTTTCTCTAAGAAGACTTGACCAACTTGAAGAAGATTCCGCTGCAGTTCAGTTTATAAAGCGCAGGAATCTAGATAGGATCCAAGATTATGGAGATTTTCTCTATACAGACAATTCAAATTCCAGAATCTACATCTTTAACTTCGATAGAAGATCCGGAAAAGTCTTGGGTCTTGCGACACGTAGTCTAATTGAAAATGTTGATCGTAAGTACATCATCAAGTCATACACTGAATTGAGTTTGCTGTTTGTTCAAAAGAATATAGCAAAGGATCTAATTGATGATGCTAATTTTTTGAATAACTACTTTAATATTCTAAATGCTGATTTTACTAAACCTATTCTGTTATCTGAAGGTCAATTTGACTCAATGCTAGTCAATAATTGTATCGCAACATCTGGGGTTACAAAAGCCAAATCAATACTTGCAAATTTAGGCTCAAAAAGTGGAGTTCGAATAATATTTGACCGTGACAAAGCAGGTAAGGGCCAGATGATGACCTTAATTAAGCAGGGTTACTCCGTTTTTCTCTGGAATAAAGCACTACAAGAAATAAAACACAAGTACCCAGATCATCAAGATTTAATCGATCTGCAACAAGTTAAAGACATCAATGATCTATTTTCATTCCTAGTTAAAAGAGACGATTCTGTCACAGTCGATTCTTTTTCTAAATTCGTTAACCAACACTTCAGCGATTCTGTATTCGATTTGGCTTTTCTATAAATAGAAATATGAAGCCTAAACAGCAAAACAACATCAAAACGTTTCTAAAGCCTAGGCAAGGAAACATCCAACAGGGATATTTTAGACCAGCCAATCTAGATAAGTACGTCGGTGATCCCAATCAAATCATATTTAGATCGAGTTGGGAATTTAAGTTTTTGAAGTGGTGCGATTCCAGTCCAACCGTTGTCAGATATTCGTCAGAGCCAATTGCTATCCCATATTACAGCCCTCTTGATAAGAGAGGTCACTTATACTACGTCGATTTTTATGTAGAAACTAAAGATAACGACGGAAATATCAGGAAGTGGATTATTGAAGTTAAGCCTAACAAATATACTAAGCCTCCAGTTGCTCCAAAGAGAATGACAGATAAACAGACGGCAAACTATATGTATGCGGCCAAACAATTCATTCTCAATAGAGCTAAGTTCGAAGCGGCTCGTGAGTTTGCAAAGGGCCGAGGTATACAATTTGGCATAATAACCGAAAACTTTTTGTTCAAATCAATATAAAAGATAGCAATGGCATTAATCGATTTCAAATCATACATAGAGGAAGGAATTGCACAGGACCCACCGGTCTATGCAAACTATTACTTTCAACAGGAAAGAAAACCTTATACAATGGCAAATCTTATTCCTGGCCACTTCTATGCATTTAATGTAGTGAATCGAGTACCGAATGACATGGTCCCAAATCTGTCTGAAACTAGAACTCCTGCTCAAATCAAGAAATACAATCTCAAAAGACCGTATTTTGATAATTCGCCAGTCTGTCTTAGTCTAGGAAATGATGGAAGCGGTGGAGAAATTGTTCTCAATTTCAAAGTGATTCCGCCAAAGTTTAGAACAATCATTCTTAGAAGATATTTGGGAGCAATACAGGATCGAGTTGCCCAGTTCTACACTAATGACGAACTGATCCCGTTCAATCAAAGGCTGAAAGGAGAGTTGATCGGCCCGTTTCTGTCGGTCAATGCTGCATTTTTATCCAAGCTCACCGGAATTAACTTGAGCTTTGGGTTGAATAAATATCAAAGAGAACAGATGGCTAATCTGGGACTTATTGACTGGGAGGATGTTTCTAAAATCGAGAGAATCGACTATAGAACAGATCCAACCGTTTCGGTTAAGACTCCGCTGGCCCTCTTATTAAACGAATTTGGAAAATAACGCCCATACATGGCAGGCTTTTTAGATAGTAATCCACTCAACGCAATCAAGTCAAGACTAACTGACTTGAGTCGTTTTGGAATGAAGTACGACGACCTCTTGGTCAAAAATTCACAAGCAATTGGTTTTATTGAAGGCCAATTAAGCGGCATGCAAGGTGGACTCCTTGGTGACGATCTTGTGAAAGCAACTCTAGCTCTTTCTGACACGACCTCTTCGTTGAGATCAAAATCAATTGCGTTCTTTCAATTAGACTATGTGTCTAAGAGAGAGCGTCTACGCGACATTGCATCAAATGGTGAAATCGAATTCATCCTTGAGACAATAGTTGACGACTGTATCGTCTATGATGACGATAACAGATTCTGTTATCCCAACGACTTGGTTGGAGAAATTCGCTACAAAGGGCGTTCGAAAGAGGCGCGTTTGCAGTATCAAGAAAAAATCGTTGAGAGATACCAAGAAAACTTTCAAAAGATCTATAGTGCTTGGGGATTTGGGACAGGTATTGCTGCGTGGCAATATTTTTATCAATGGTTAATTGAGGGACACCTTGCCTTTGAAATAATCTATGACAATCCAGGAAATCCAAAAAATATCATTGGATTTAAAGAACTTGATCCAGCAACGCTATTTCCTCAAGTTAAGAAAGATGCTTCTGGCAAAATATTCCTTGAATGGGCTCAGAAAGATCCAAAAGGCCAGCGTCTTAGAACTTTGACAGATTCACAAATCATTTATATCTCTTATTCTAATCAATTTAGAACCAAGCGAGTTTCCTTTGTTGAAAGAATGGTTCGTTCATTTAACTTGTTAAGAATCATTGAGCACTCTAAGATTATTTGGCATACGATGAATGCGCCAATTCGTTTGACTACAACTGTTCCAGTTGGAACCAAGTCAATGCAAAAGGCTAAAGAGGACGTTCGTGAATTTACAAATATCTTGAAAGAAGATATTTCATTTGACGGAGAATCTGGAGAATTGAAAGTTGACGGAAAGCCAAATATCTTATTCTATAAGAACTACGTTTTACCAGTTAATGATCGAAACGAACAGATCAAAATTGAACCGCTTGAGTATGCAGGACCTAACCTTTCTGGTTCTGAATTGCTTAAGTACTTCCATGATAAATTAAAACTTGATTCAAAGATTCCAGAATCTCGTTTTGGAGATGGTATGGGAACTTATACAATGAATGCTGAAGGAATTTCTCGAGAGGAAATTCGTTACAATAAATTCATTTCCCGTTTACGATCAGCGTTCAAAGAACTTATCACCAAGCCACTTTATATCCAAATGTGCCTTGATTTCAAGGAACTTAAGGACGATCATAAATTTTCAAATGCAGTAGGTCTTCAGTTTTATGATGATAACGTATTTGAAGAAATTAAACAACAGGAACTTCTCAATAAGCGTCTTGCTACTCTTAATGCTCTTAAAGCAGTGGTTGACGATTCAGGACAACCTTACTTCTCAACTGAATTCTTGATTAAAGAATACTTGAAGATGAGTGACGACGATATTGCGAAGAACCGAGATTACTTAGCGGCCTACGGAAAAGCTTTGGAGGTAGCAGCAGACGCTGGAGCAGGAGCTCCACCGGCGGCGGGCGCCGCCGCCCCTGCAGCACCAGCTGAAACTGGTGGAGAAGGAGGAAAAGAAACAGCTTCGGAATTAGGCGGGCCAGGACAATTATAAATTGCCCAACCATTAATGCTGGAAAAGGGAACCATTTGGCTCCCTTTTTCTATTTAAGTAGGTTTGTGATTTATCTAAACGGGTCCAGATCTGGATTTGGAATGAGTCTCCAAGCTTTTTCAAGATTAGCTCCTCCATTTCTAGCGAGTTGAACCTCAATTGCAACTTGTTTCAAATAAGTTAGAGCCTCAACGTATTCTCCGTCAGCCAACATTGTTTCAATTTCCTCAGCATCAGATTTTCTAAGTTTGACTCTGTACACAACTGCATATCTCTGTGCGTTTGCACTAGCCCTAAGCTTAATCATTGCGACTTGTTGGCTCCAGCCCTTACGAATCTTCTTAGCCAATTCCACAAAGTCGTCAAATCCAGCATCGCTAAGTTGCTCATATTCTTCAGCTTCTGACATGTCTGGTTCGTCTAGGAAAGACTCGATACCGTGGCAATCGGCTAGACCGACCCACCAACCAGTAGCATTTGCATGTTCTTCAAATAAAGGCACGTATTTCTTCATTGTTTATTAATTATATTATACATCAAAAAGTGCAGCAAAGGCCGACTTCTCCCCGTTGATTTTAACGTCTAGCACTAATCCAACTCGATATTCATCGCCGGTATCCATGTATGAAGTTTGTGCTTGGACTGCGTATTTTTTAGCCATCATGACATAAGTTGCAATTTGAGAATTCGCATCGCTATCTATAGTTGCCAGCGCAAAGTCATCAAATTCAAATAAGTACCTTTCCATACCGAAACCGAAATCAGGTTCGCCAAGAACTTCTCCCTTTTTTGTAAGAAGAGTCATTCTAACTTGTTGAATCGTGTTCTCAATGTCATCTGTGACTTGATAGATTCCGTCTTTAAAGTTTGGGTCTCCAGGACCTCTAAAATAGATGTCTAATGCCATATCGTTATTGTCTTATCATGAACATCCAGTCTGACGTGTTCTCGCCTTTCATCATTTCCATGACAGCGGTCATTTCAGCTTCAGCTCTTGTAACCAAGTTATTGTAGTTAACCTTTACTCCACCTGGTAAATTATAATCAAAGCTAGTCAAGAGCTCTCCCAAACGAAGTTTGGCTTTTGCTCTAACGTATCTTTGAAAAAGCTCGTCATTGTATAGATCCTCAAGTTCAATCTTCTTTGCAACTTCTAATACTGCACCATTTGCAATAGGATTACGTCCCATAACAATTAGATCGTGCGTATTTCTATTATAGTTATATGCAAACGTGTCTAAAACGAATCCTTTAGTTAAATCGAGGAACGAGAAGAGGATTGTACGGTACATAATAGATTCTCCAATGAAAGGCGTAAGAAAGATCTCTGATCCCACGAATTTATTTTCTGAGAAGTCTCTATCAATTGATCCGAAGATTGATGCTCCTCTAGGCTCTCTCATTTGATGAACGAATTGTACGCAATCCGGTAGTCTGATTGCTCTTTCCTTTTTGAATCTACTGTTTAGGAAAACGTCTTGTGGAATTGCAAGATACCTTGGCTCGACTGCGTGTCTCCAGTTATCATAAAAATATCCTTCAGCGATTCTGATAATTCTTTCAATCTCCTTGTCAGGAATCACATACGGCAATGCTCGAGAAAACGTAAGTTCTTCCTTGATGTCTGCTATTAATTCAACTTTAGTCATTTGTAGTTTTGATTTTTATTAAGCAGTTATTGGAGTCTTTGCAAGCTCGCCTTTTCTTCTTGCGATATCTGAATCTTGTTGAGCAAGCTTTGCCTCTTCTGCTTCAATTGCAGCTTTTGCATTAAGTGCATCAGCCTGGTCCGGTTTAATTGCAGATTTTTTTGCAGCAAGATCAACTCTCGCTTTTGCAACGTTTGCCTCTTCCTGCTCAAGAGCAGCTCTTTTTGCTGCGACTTCAGCCGCAGTTGCTTCGTACATAGTATCTTCCTCAGATTGCTCCCCGTCAAGCGACATCATTAGAGCTTCTTGCCAAAGATCCATAGAAAGTTCGTAACCTCCTTCTAGCGCAGCTTCTTTTGCTTTGTGGTAAGAATGTGGAAGAGCTCCACCAAAGAAATCTAATACAGAAAATGCATCACGAAAAGTATCGTATTTGTCCAGGCCTAGATCGACCAGTTTCTCTTTTTCTTCACGATTTGTGTTGTTAAGTTCCTCGTTGACAAACTCATTGAATTTCAAAAGTTTTCCCATGTTAAAGATTCGGTTCTTTCTTGTTATTTATCAACCGAAACTATGGATCTTACTTTTTATTCTTTGTGAAATCGTTAAATTTGAGGACTTTGCTCTCGTTCATAAAACCGTCTCGGTATGTAGGGTGTTGAATGAGTCGCTGAGTTGGCACAATATTCGGATCAATATTGGGATTTCTCTTCTTTTTTAGATCAAATGACTCGGCTGGAACAGTGTATGCCTCTTTAAGAATCTTCCAAATTTGTTTTGGATTAATATGACTAGGGATTCCCTGCTTAAAAGACTCATAGTCATCAGCTTTTAGAAACTTCCTAAGATCTTTACCATATAGATCCCTTTTTCCATCTGAGAACTTTGCTCGTCCAGTACTGACCTTTTTTATGTTTTTAATCTTGCCTTTATACTTATCGACCTTATCGAATCTATCCATATCGTCAGGTGCTGCATAGAGACAAATCGAATGGTTCGGTGCATCCTGATCTTTGCCTAAAGCATAGATAAACTGGTATGCACTTCTAACTGGAGAAATATTAGTCTTTTCGATGTAGACGTTATCGGCCTTACCGATATATTTCTTTAGAATTTTGATGGCAGTATCTGCGTCAACTCCATCTTCAGATTTACTTGAAACAAATATTCTGAGTTCGTCATTGTCCACTAGTGCCTGCTTAATGACATCGTAATGTCCCTTGTGAGGCGGTTTGAATTTTCCGGTAAAGATTGCGATCTTATTCATAGTTATAACAGGCAATTGCTCCGGCTTGATGTGCTGCACTTTCATTTTGATAGGCAGCTCTTTCTCAAGCAGTTTAGCGTGCTTTAGGTTATTTATGTCATCGTCAAAGAAAGAAAACCTCGAGTAGCCCATCTCCACTAATTTTTTAAAGGCTTGTGCCTTTTTTTCTGCATTCGATCCAACATATTCAGAATTAGGATCATTAACTGCAAAAATTAGCTCAGGGTTAATATCAATTCCATGTGAAAGCATGAACTCTCGAACCATTTCAGCCGATCCTCTAGCCGTTATAATTCCAACAGCACCTTCATTCTCATAGACTTCTTTCATAATGTCAATTGTCCATTCGACTAAAATGCCAGCTTTAAGTATATCTGGATCGTCAAATTGAGAAAAGTCAATCGCGTGATGAGACTTTCGCTCATATTCATTGAACTCTTTAGGTGTCAAATAGAACTTCTCACCAGTCCATGAATCAAAGACCTCTATTCGAGCATTAGTTACGACTAATGTATCGTCTAGATCAAATATTGATATGTTTGGTCCTTTAAACGCCATCTGTACATATTATACTATAAAAACAAAAAATGGGACACTAGGTCCCATTCTCAAATACAATTACGCTGAATTACTTGTTCCAAGACTCCATCATACACTTGTTAAGGTATTCCATGCAAGCTTTTGCATAACCCTCATAAGTGTGCTCTTCGTTCTCATTCATGTCATATTCTGCTCCTTCTTTGCAAAGATATTCTTCGCAAATAGATTTGATCGCCATCTTAGCGTCTTCTGAGCAGTTCATTCCTTCAGATGTCATTTGTTGATAAGCTGGAACCTGTTCCATATTCTCATTCATGAATTCTCCGAATCTAAGAACTCGAGCTTCATCGATTTTTTCTTCTTCTTTGTCTTCTGCTGCAGCTTCGCCATCAGCAGTTACGTCTCCAATTTTAATATCGTAGTCGCCGTTGCCTGCTTCTTCGATTTCGCAATTGATAGTGTAAACGACTCCATCGTCTTCAGCAGAAAGAGTTCCTTTGAAGATTCCTTCTTCTTCTGTCTCTTCTTTGTCGTCATCTAGTTTGAATTCAAGAGCTTTTTCTTCACCATTAACTGTCTTAATTGTGATAGTAATAAAGTCTCCACCATCTGCGTCTCCTAGAGAGACGATTTCCGGAGCTGAGTGTCCGTCTTGTAGTTCTTTCATATTTTCAGAGTCTTCTCCGATCATTTCTCGTTGGTCCATGAATTTAGGCATACGTTTGTTTCCAAATTTTCCCATTGTTAGTGGTTATTTTGAGTTATTTATTTCGGAAGAACTCTCAATATTTATTGTTAATTCTTCTGCTCCAGTCTCATGCGTGATGACCAGATGATCTCCATCCTTGATCTTATTGTCAATATACGCTTCAGCAATGAGGTCCTCTACGTGTGACTGGATCATTCTGCGTAGGGGTCTGGCTCCATACTTCTCATCATATCCTTTGTCTACGATAAAATCTTTAGCCAGTTGTGTGAGTTCGACTGTATAGCCATTCTCTGCAACAGCTTTATAGAGATCAATCAATTCAACTTCAATGATTTTGTGAATGTCTTCCTTCTTCAGACTCTCGAATATGATAATATCATCGATTCGATTTAAGAACTCTGGTGCAAATTGTGAGCTTAGTGCATTTTTAAGGACATTTTGAGCAAGTTGTTTTTGATTTTCAAGCGAACTTGCTGTTGTAAATCCGATACCTGGTCCAAACTCTTGTAATTTTCTGGCCCCAACGTTAGACGTCATAATGATTATTGTGTTCTTAAAATCAATCTTACGACCCAAACCGTCTGTCATGTGACCTTCATCTAAAACTTGCAAAAGAGTATTAAAGATGTCTGGGTGAGCCTTTTCAATCTCGTCCAACAGTACAACTGAATAGGGTTTGCGTTTAACCTTTTCAGTTAATTGTCCGCCCTGTTCGTAGCCTACGTAACCTGGAGGAGCTCCGGCGAGTTTTGATGATGTGAATTTTTCGCCAAACTCAGACATATCTACTCTAATTAAAGAATCTTCTGAATCAAACATGAATTTTGCAAGTTGCTTTGCGAGCTCAGTCTTTCCGACACCAGTTGGGCCCAAAAAAATAAATGTACCAATCGGCTTCTTCTTAGATTTCAGACCTGCTCTGGCTCTGTGAATTGCTCGAGCAATCTTTTTAACTGCGTGGTCTTGACCGATGACAAGATCTTTTAGCGTATCTTCCATCTTTGCAAGTTTCTCAAGTTCAGAGCCTCTAAGTTTTGAGACATTGATTCCTGTAATATTCGCAACGATTTGTGCAATATCTTCTTCATCGACCGGCAAACGATTACTCTTTAGAGATTCTTCCCACTTAGCCTTTTCCTCAGCGATTTCATCAATCACATGACGTTCTTCGTCTCTAAGTCGAGCCGCGGCTTCATATTGTTGCTGCTCAACTGCCTTTTTCTTCTCTTCTCCGACTGAAAGTAATTTGTCTTCCAATTTCTTTATTTCTTCAGGCACAACGACTCCAGCAATGTGAACGTTTGCGCCAGCTTCGTCCATCAAATCGATTGCTTTGTCTGGCAAAAATCTGTCCTGAATATATCGGCTACTGTATGTAACGCATGCATCGAGAGCCGCGTCAGAATATTTTACAGCATGATGATCCTCGTATTTTGCTCGGATATTTTCAAGGATTTGTCGTGATTGCTCTGGAGTAGATGGATCTACTGTCACCTGTTGGAATCGACGACTTAGTGCACCATCTTTTTCAATTGATTCTCTGTACTCATTTAGGGTTGTTGCGCCAATACACTGAATCTCTCCTCTAGCGAGAGCCGGTTTAAGAATATTCGCAGCATCTAATGAACCACTCGCAGAGCCTGCTCCAATTAAGGTATGAATTTCATCGATGAACAGAATTATGTTTTCGTGAGCAGATGCCTCTTGAATAACCGCTTCCATTCTCTCTTCAAATTGACCTCGGTATTTTGTACCAGCGACTAGTGTTGAGAGTTCGAGAGTAATAATCTTTTTATCAAATAGAATCCTTGGGCAAGTTCTTTCGATAATCATCTTTGCGAGTCCTTCGACAATCGCAGTCTTTCCAACTCCAGGTTCTCCAACGAGTAGAGGATTGTTCTTTTTTCTTCTAGCTAGGATCTGGCTGCATCGACGAATTTCTTTTTCGCGACCAACCACCGGATCCAAACGACCCTCCATTGCAAGTTGGGTTAGATCTTTTCCGAAATTGTCTAAGGTAGGGGTTTTACTCTGATTCTTTGCTGCCATGTGTTAGTAATTATATTGTAATCTCATATTCTGAGTTTTCGGTACGAAATCTTACGTATTCGTACAGACCATCATCGGTCTTTTTTTCTTCCAGTATTTCAGTTACCTTTGTAGTCAACCAATAATCTTGTGATGAATAACTACGGGCTGTAACTGAGCCGACTAATACTGAGCAGCCAACGGTTGGAACTGATCCAACAATTTTATCAAACTTACCATCTTCTGTCCACTGTATCGCTTCAACTCTTTGGCCTTGCTCTTTGAGCTCTCTAGTTCCGTCTTTGTGTATCTTAAATAGTCTTGCCATAATCTAAATTTTTTAGTCCCACCATCTGCGCATGTCCGATCCGTCGTACCATTTGTACCAGTGAGATTCATTTTTCCTTTCCTCTTCTGTCAGCTCATCATATAGCTTTTGATACTCTCCGTCTGGCTGGCCTCTCAAGATGGTCCATAGTTCCTGCCATTCCTGTTCGCCAATCTCACGGGCTCTGTCGAATACTTTTCGGTTGTGGGCCTTTTCGTCAGCAGTGTCGTTGTCCTTTAATTGAAAATGTTCGGGATCTCCTTCGATCTCCTCAAATTCCCAATCGTGTAGAATTAACTTGCCAAGTTCAGCCTCAGCCATGTCGATGTAATTGTCCTCGTTGTAGTTTCGGATCAGTTCGACAGCTCGGCGCATTGCGGCAACTTTCTTCAGACGAGGCTCATCGACCTCCATCCCATATTTTTCGACATTTTCGGCCAATAGAGCCAGACCAGTCTCCATAAACGCTAGAGTACCGTGATGGTCCCATGTTCTCTGTCTCCAGAGAGCCTTACGAAAACGCCAAATATTCTTAAAGAACCAGGGAATATCGTATTTGAATAGTTCAAATAATTTATAGTACCATCGTTGGTGGCGAATCATTCTCTTTAAACTTTCTGTGAATGTGTCTGCAAATTTAACTTCCATACTTTTATTTTATACTAAAAAAGGGGCTAATGGTTAGCCCCTTGGAAAATTTCTTCTATAATTAAGGGTCGATCTCGTCGAACCGCTGCCACTCGTTTTATCTTTGGTCCAGGTTTAGCAAAATCGACATTTTGACTAGTTGTCCCAAACTGTATCTCTCTTAATGAGTTAATCATTAGATCATTCGAAGACTCTTCAATATGACTGACCTTTCGCATATTAGCTCTATCGAATATTGCATCCAAATAATATCCAAGCTCGGACGGTACGCCAAAAGATATAATGTTCGATGAATCATGTACTCGAATAGAGTTTCCTTTGATAATAATTGTCAAGCCAGTTTCTTCATTATGTAGAATACGTGAGTTATTTTCTACAGAATAATGGAGATTTGCAGTTTTAGATAAGACTGCTCTACGCATAAAAGAGATAAACTCTTTTTCAAAAGCTGTCCACATATCAGCAGTCCTCCTTTTTTTGGAAATTGCCCATCTACAATACGCTCTGCGCATTTTTGATCGGATAATACGATTTAAGTTAAATGGAATCTTAGTCATTTGTATCATGTTTGGGTTTAAAGAAGTTTTGAAGTTTTTCGGTAAATGCTTCTGCATCAAATTTTTCTATAGTAGGTAACTCATATTCAACATAACTGTCAGAGTTTCGCATTTCTTCGACAACTTGCCACAAACTTTCGACTGTGTGACAAATCTCATTGTTATTCTCGTCCCAAGCCTGATTGATTTGACCATTCAAACTTTGTCTTTCGTATAAGTACCACTCGATCCATTCAGATGCAGCCTTTCCGTAATGCGATCTGATTGCGAGCCATGTTGCATGTGAATGATCTGTCTCATATTCCATAAGATCGATTCCTAACTGGTGAGCGGCAAAGCTCCTCTCTTCTATCTTTTTTAATGTAGCAATAAGCTCATCAAATACTTCGAACTTCATGATTATGATTGGTTTTTGTCAAGTTGAACAAGCAATTTTTCCAGAGCTTGTGTGATTCCTGCTTTAATTAATTCGTGTAGATCTTGGCTGTCGTTAACTAGTTCCATCTCATTTGCTGCTGAGATTGCTCCAACTAGATTTTTTGCACTGTCCTCCGCAATAAGATCTAAGTCTATGTGGTTTTCCATATAGTTATTATACTAAAAACTTAAGGATTTTGTCATAAATCCCAGACTGTTTTATTCCCTCTCTGCTTAGGGGAGTATGCACAAAGTTATCCAAGCCCCAATCTTTCCAAGATTCACCGTTTTTGCCCATGTTCAAATCGTCAATTGCGACCCAATGAGTAATCTCAGGATGGTTGTGCAGGTACTGTTTGATCTCAATAACACGGGTCATTTCCAAGTCCCATTTCGGAGACCATATCCAGACCATATCATTGTACCAAGTGCACTGACCTAGATCATGAGTCAAGGCAATAGGCTTCTTAATGATTCCTTTTGATTCATAATACTCTCCCATCTCTTCGACATTGGCCCAACGCTTCCAGTCCGAACTCACGACGATCTCGGCCCCAGTCTCTTCGATTATTCGATTAAGCAAGTTGACAGCCTTTTGATCAAAGTTATCGAATCTGAGGTCAATTGGCATTTCTTTGACATCAATGTTTGGATTACAATCAGCCTTTTCGCGCTTCTTGTATCGTGAACCCCAATTGTCTGCCAGACAGATCACTCCATCATGGTCTAAAAATATTACTTTCATTCTTCTTCGTCGTTATAGTAGAGTGCAGGTAGATCAGCATTAAGAATCGCTATTGCCCTTTCAACCAATTCGTCTGTGAGTCCATGATTGTGACTTGTATGGACAAAGTGTTCGCGCTGTCCATAAAGCATGTCAGAATCGTCGTCAATAATGATGTAGTTCTTGACCTTTGCCTTGTTCATGTATTTGAGCTGTTCCTCTTTGGACCAATTGATTCTTTGGAAGTCTCCATGATTATCAAGCCACCAATCGATTTCACAGCCTCTTGGAATTCGATAACCTTCCATGTCCTCGTACGGTTTCTTACACCATAGATGAGGCGTGAGTCCAATTACTTCTCCTTTGACTCCAACTCTATCCATTAGACCTTGTAGAGTTTCAACAGTTTCGCCGCTTCTCCAACTTGAACTAATAACGAGTTTAGCACCAGTTACCTCAATCAGACGATTGAGTCTTTCGACTGCCCTAGGATCAAACTCGTAGAAAGGATACTGTGCGCTGACTGAATCCATTTCAACGTTATCGCGACGATAAACGTACCAATCTTGTGAATTTAAGACACCATCGATGTCTAAGAATATTACTTTCATTTGTAGTATATTACTGGTGGAAAATCTCCAAAGACGAATTTAGTTACGTCACAGAGCCACATCTTAAGATTATACTCAAGACTCTGATAAGTTTCAGCAATATAATATGCACCACCGATTTCATCATCAGCTTCCTCGATCATGATCAATTTCTCAGCTCCATCGAATTTCTCGTTAGAGATTGTCATCCACACGTCCCATTCTCCTTGACATAATAGATCTAGCCAGACGTCGGCACCGGCCACCATCTGTAAGTCCGCTCGAGGCCCTTCCCATTCAGGCAGGTCGACGAACCAATCTGTCATTTCTTTCTCAAACTTGAGGCGGCGTCTCATTGATTTCGATTGTTGGTTTCTCACCATTTGCCATAGAATAAACTACATTTGTTGGAGTAAGCGACCACTCTTGACCTTGGAAAAGATCAACGTATTTTTGGCCCATGCCCTTTTTAATGTAGGCAATTGTCATGTGAGGATGATACTCTGGGAATTGTGTTGTGAATGGGAACTGTTTAAGATCTTCATTGCACTTGTGTAGGAATGCTCCGCCCTTATTTGGATAACGAATATCGAACTTGAGCACATCATACTTTGGATTGTCGAACATTGAAACATTATAGGCAATAAGCTCGCCAAACTGATGTTTTTCAATGACTCCTTTAACTTCCTCTAAAGAGACTCCATCGTGAAGCCCGTAGAGCAAAGTGATATGTGGTTCAGTTTCTAGACCAAAGGTAGAATCGTCTGGATTGATGTAAACGTCCTCTTCTTCTATTTGACTGTGTAATTTTTCCATATTTGGAAAATCTGTGTAGAGCATGACGCAACCGTAATCGTATGTTGCCTGCTTCTCATTGACGAATTGTGTAAATGACTTTATCATACAGTTATTTATTGTGCTTCCAGTTTTTTCCTTAAGCTCATACTGAAGTGAACACGTTTAGCCATTTCAATTGTCATAAATACTCCGCTTCTGCGTTTCTCTGGGTTCATGACAAGCGCAACCTTAAATGGGCTGATCCAACTAAATGATCGACTTGCCGCTTTCTTAAAAATAAATGTGAATTGGACTGAATTCTTTCGGGAAACGATCACAGTCTTGTCTTTGACAACTAGGCTTTCTTTTGACATAAGTAATTAATAAACGAATTTGTAAGTTATTGTATCCCCGATTGCAGGTTTTGACCTAAGTGTCAGAACCGCAGAATCTGACAATTTTGCTTTCCAAAGAGGCTCGTAATCCTGAAGAGAATTACTTGCTCGATGAGACCATACTCTAACGATGGTCACTTTTTTCTCTCGATATTTGAGATCCTTATTTGTACAGGAAAATAGTAAGAACGCCAATCCCAATATAGCTAATAAACTTTTCATAAGTTATTAAATAAAGGGTTCTTTAGTTATTGCTTGAATTCTTTGGAGTTGATTTGGAGTCAAAAAGTCTTTTGATCTCCATATTTCAGCAAGAGCGGCTGCGATTTCTCTATCAGTATACGTAGATGCTTCAGACTCCATCATCTCTTGAACAGTTTCATAAGTATCAACGTCCTCTCCAAACTCTCCATGTAGATCTTCATAGAGCTCTTTACGGTCATACCAACCAAGCTCATTTACTGCATCATCCATGTCTACAAAGATGTCAGCTTCGATCCTGCCAGGAGGAGTGCCTTCAATTGGTTTATCGTATTCTTCACCAAGATGTTTCTTGAGAAGTTCTACTAATTTTTTCTGTTCGTTTAGATTTAAGCCCTCGATAAATTCAGAGGCGCTCACTTTGATTTCGATGTCACTTAGCATATCACTATTGAGTTTAGTGCTATTATACTATGATTTCGTCTTTCTGGTTTTAGGTTCTTTGTACAATTTACCAGTTGTACCCCTAGCTTCAACACAGGGGCCACATAGGAATATGTAATGATCAGGTCTCTCTACCAAATAAATTTCTGTTGGCTTGAAAAGTTCGACACAGTCTTGACAGACAACATCCTTTGACTTTTTCTTTTCAGGTTTATTAAATGAGAATGCCATTATGGATTTGAACGAACGACCATACTAACAATAATGCCTGCAATTGCAGTAAAAATGATCCAAAGAGCTCTAGATACGCCATCCTTCCAAGTCATAAGTTCTTTATGCTCCTGTATAATAGTGTCATAGTAATCCTCGTCAGCTTCCTTTGCTTTACGGAATGCCGTATTCTTATTGACTCTTACTACCAGACCGTCTTCTGGATCAAGCATTTGTTTTTTAAGAGAACGAATGTCCTCTTTGAGTTCAGTTTGAGATTCATCGATGTATTGAATTCTTTTCTGAATCTCCTTGAGCTCACCATTTGGCATGTGCTCGCGAATGTGGTCTAGTGCCACAAGTATCTCAGACATCATTGTGTCGATGTTCGGATCTTTTCTACTTCGTGTTGTTCCAGCCATGCAGTGTGGTCAAAATGTTTTTACTTGGGACGAGCTTAGCTAAGTTAATTACTTGCCCTCAGTCGGTTCTTCAGTCTTTTCGACTTCAGCTGGCATCTCAGCTGGCATTTCTGCAGTAGCTTCATCGCCTTCAGCAGGTTCAACCGTTGCCGCAGGCCCATCAACTAATTCCATATCAGATGCAACTGGCGCGTCGCCTGCAGGATCTCCATCGTGTGCTGGAAGTTCAGGAACTTCTTGTGTATCCATGTCAGCTGGCATTTCTGATCCTTTGTTTAAGAATTCCTCGAAAGAAAGAATTTTACTGTTTTGATTTTCCATCTTTTATTTGGTAAAAATTTAAAGTTATTTATTTGTTTCTCTGGTAAAAAATGACCAGATAGTGAGTGTTATTCTAGATCTCTACTCGATCGCTTATTAACGTAATACTTCCAAGCTCTGGGATCATTTAGTTTATCTGGCTCGATATTGAAATCAATGTGATCTGCTGCCCATGCCATTGCATTATCAAAGAATTCCAAATCAGTTGTTTTGCTTGAAAATTGTCTCATAACAATATCCATCGAACCCTCACCTCTTCTCCAAACTAGATTTTTGACTTTTTTCGGAGTCATTCGTCTAACTGATCGAATTCCAGAAAAGAATCCGATTCCCCAACCCTCAGCTGAGTGATACTCTGGATCTAGAGAGAATACTATATTTCCATTCATTAATTGAGTTTTGCTTGACACGTGATGAAGGCCTGCTGCCATGAGCTTCTTTGCGCCATCTGTATTGAGGATTTGTTTGATCTCTTCTGCGTCTATTCCATCTTCCGCATTTAGATATTCTTCTCGACCAACTTGTCGCATTCCAGCTGAATATTCCTGTCTACTAATTAGACCAGTATTCAATAATTGCTTAAGTTCTTGTTTAGAATAAGATTCAAAAATAAATTGTCCAAACTTTAATACTTTCATGTAGTTATTTATCAGACAAAAAAGGACAGTCGAGCCTCGCTCTTAGGTTTTGATTAGTCCTTTAGGTTCTCGCCACAGCTTGGGCAGAACTTCCAGCTTGATTTTTTGACTCGGGTTCCACAGCTTGGGCAGTAGTTCCTGATCTCACTGACCTCAACCGGTTTTTGTGAAGTCGGCAGGATCTGCCACTTGATTGTAGTGCTGGTCCAAGAATTGAAGTTGCCGTAACCGGCCTCCATCTTCTGATCTGATTTTGAGCCTTGCTCAACTCGGCCAGTCTCTTTAGATTCTTTGGGCTGAGCACTCATGTCGACCGAACTTGTGAATGTTGATGAACAATTAACCATTCCAATTCCAGAAGAAGATGAGCTGAAGAGCGCAGTGTTGCCACCATAAGTCACGGTCGGATTTCCATTGTACCAATCGCCAGATCCATTATTGATGGTGAGAGTGTTTCCACCGTACCAATAAGGCTGCTGCCATACCTGCTCATCATAGAACTCGACCTCAACTAGACCATTGTTTGCGATTGCTGCATTGGCCTCAGCTGAGTTCTCGACTTCATACGTCTCGAACTTGAATTTTTTATCAACGTCAATGAATCTCTCCAAGAACACACGCTGTCCAGGCTTCAGGATGAGACCTGCGCTTGAGATGTAGGATCCATTTAATTTGATTTTTGCAAGGACCGGAGTGGTCTTTGGATTGAACAGTTCGATCTCGAACTGGGTACCATTGTTGAGGTACACTTTGTTGCCGTAGCTTTTTAGACGGCTCTTTTTTGTTGTAATTACAGCAGTTGGTGTGCTGCTACTTGTGATATTGAACATATTGCATTTGATTTTTTTGCGTGTCTCTTCGTAACCGGTTAAGATTACTCTAAGGCCATTTAAGACCCGAGACTAACAGAGCGAGGCTCTATGTCCAATTATATTTAACTCAATTGAGGCCGAAAGTTTTGATAAATAAACTTATGAAGCTAAAGAAATTTACACAGTTTATAAACGAGGCTGGAGAGGCAACTCAAGCTGAGCTTGCCGCAGTAGCTGCTTCACCAGAAGCAAGTTCTCCAACTCCAACATCAGCCGTTCCGACTCCAAGCGGACTCATGATCAAAGCAGTATATGATAAGACGAAAGGCGGAGTATTACGAGTCATCGGTTCAAAAGGGCCAACTGATTATGAAGTTCACGTAGCACTACCAACATATAGTGGACCAGTAAAGCCAGTACACTTTTGGAAGAAGGAGAAGACCTACTATATGAAGACTAATGCTAATCAAATACAAGACTTTTCGCAGGAAGACGTAGATCAGCTGCTTGCTCTCTATAAGTCTGGCGCTTCAAAGAAAACAATTAACGGCTGGATCGCTGACGTTACGTTTATTAAGACAAACGATTTTAAAGGAGTCGCGTAATTAACGATTCTCCCAACGATTTTGTAGATCTTCCCAATAACCGCTTTCGTTTTGATAGCGATACACAACTTCAACATATTCAGGAAAGCCTTTTGCGAGTTTAGCTTGATTTGATTGGTCTGCTGCCATAATGCATCTAAACAATCTTTCCATAAATGAACCCGCTACTCCTCGTTGGAAGTGCATAAATTTCTGTTCCGCTTCTGTTATATTTTCCATAGTTAATATTATACTATCTTTTGATTAAATCAGCACAAACAAAAAAGGCTGACGTTATGTCAGCCTTTATGTAGTAGAGTTAGTTAGACTTAGTTTTCAAAGACGATCACAGTTGCTTTAACGCCGTATTGCTTAGTCATCCTAGACACAGTCTCTGCAATAGAGGCAATCATATCAGGAGTCTTTGCAATCTTTGTGGGTTTATCAACCTTAACTGCTTTAACTTGTTTAGCAGTCTTCACTATTTGCTTTTGAACTTCAGCTTTTACAGCTGGTGTTGCTTTACGAGTTCGGCTAATGCCTAAGGGCATTGCGATTCGAACATCATGCATTCCCAACGAGTTCTTACGACAGTGAACTGAGTGAGTTGTACGATTAAGCTGCTCAGAGATCTGCTTAGTCGTCAATCCATTGAGAACACCTGCACGAAGGGTAGCGTCCTCTGCTTTTGTCCAACGGCGAGCCGTGCGGACTACGGTTTTTGAGTTTGTCATATTGATATTTTTTAAGTTAAAACTATTATACCTTAACTTTTATCAAATTGGCCTATTTCGTCTGGTCAAATTCATCTTGTGTAACCTGGAGTATTGGCACGAAGAGCGCAAAGCCATCATCGTCCTCAAAGTGGTTGCATGTATCTATATAGACTGCACTGAACTTGTTGCGCCAGTATTCAAATCGATTCTTCTCAGCGTTCCACTTTGCAATTCGACCACGTCGGTGATCTCCCAAATAGAAAGCTCCATCTATTAGATCAGCTTTTTGGATTGCGCCTGCTGCAATAAGCTTAGGCACATAGAATTCAACGTACTCTTTGTGCTCAACTCTTGGAATCTGCGGCACATCCTCAGGCTTCTCAAACTTGGGCAAGTTGTTCCAATAATTCCTAGCCGCAGCTTCTCGACGAAGTCTGTCTATTTCGATCTGTGCCTTGATCTTTGCTATTTTATCGTCATCAATCATAATACCTTCTAATTTACTTATACTAACTGCTTTGGGGCGGAGAGCGGAGGGATCGAACCTCATACGTTTTACCGTACGTCGCGCTTAGCAGGCGGACCTACTCGCCGTTGTAGATCACTCTCCATATTTGTGTCCCTGGCCAGATTCGAACTGGCACGGATTACCCATACGAGTTTAAGTCGTACGTGTCTACCAATTTCACCACAGGGACGTGGTACCTGGAGTCGGACTCGAACCGACACTCGTTAGAACTGGTGTTTGAGACCAGCGCGTCTACCGATTTCGCCATCCAGGCATTTTGCGGAGGCAGAGGGAATCGAACCCCCAATACGCTCATCACGTACTACTTGTTTTCAAGACAAGCTCCTCGTCCATTCGGACTACCTCCAGTGGGGTGAACGACGGGGTTTGAACCCGCGACCCTCAGAACCACAATCTGATGCTCTACCTACTGAGCTACATCCACCATATATTTAGTAGCGAGAGTCGGGATCGAACCGACGGCCTCCGGGTTATGATTCCAGCGCTCTGACCGACTGAGCTACCTCGCCATTTGAGGTCAGGGGGAGATTCGAACTCCCGAAACCAAGGTTTTGCAGACCTGGGCCTTTACCACTCGAGCCACCTGACCAGTATAAACAAAAAAAAGGCTCAAACTTGCGCTTGAGCCTTTACAACCAAATAAAAACGTAATCAGTTATAGCTCAAGCCGTCCACTCATTGAGTGACTTAAGGACATCGAGATATGACATAACAACATTTTCATAGTGCAAATATACCAATAATTATCTTATCGGAAAAATTTATTTATCTTTTTTCTTTCCTAATTTTCGCTTGACTGCTTCGCGAGTACTTTCCATCTTCTTTGCATACGACGGATTCTTCTTGCGGTTGAAGACTATTTGTTGAGTAAGTGAACCATTAATCTTTTGCATATTGCGACCTCTGGTTCTGATTAACCAATCAGCGAGAGCATTGACTCCCAATTTCTTAAATCTTCCCTTTGCGTCAGGAGCATCAGAGTCATGCCAATCCGGAGCGCCCTTAGGCTTCTTCTTTTCAAGTAGGAAAGAACCAGTCGATTCATTAAGAACTCTAGCTTCAATTTCTTCAACATTCTCAAGATCAGATTTCTTTTCATCATCCATCTCATAGAATTCTCCGTATGAATCTGCCCAGTCAGTGTCTTCTGGAAACTCATCTCGATTTACATATTGCTTATCGAGCATGAATATTGCCTCGTCCTGAGTTAATGCAATCGGATAAGGAACTGCTGAGTTTCCAATCTTTGCAAAGAACTTTTCAATAGGTTGTGGAGCATCAAACTCATAAATCTCTTCACCTACATATAAGTATCTAAGCCCTTCTAAATGGAATAGTAGAGCAGCGTTCTTGTCACCACCATCAGCTGAGCCGTCAAAGAAATCTTCAAACTCATAACTGTGAGCCTGTTTAAAGATGACAGCGTTCTTATCAACGTCTACGATAAAAGGAGTTCCTCCATTATCGAGAGTCTTGTGTTGTTCGCTCTCATTCAAAAATTGATCAAAGTTTAAGATTTTCATCGTGATAGTTCGTAAAATTTGTCAAGAACAGCTTCGCATCTTTCCGTAAGCTCAGGGTCAGCTTCCATTGCAAGATCCATCAACAGAGCAACCTTAGTTACAATATTATCGTATTCTTGGTATGATCCTGCATCTGGATCTTGCCTCATTAAGCTAATCACATCAAGTAGAAGTTCAGCTTCGATATAATCTACCGCTGCTTCTGGATTATTTAAAGTAGCATTCTCTTCGTCAGCCGGTAGGATCGCATCGATATAATCGCCTAGCTCATTATTGATTCTATCAATCTCCTCAGCTGTGTTATATTCTTTGCCTTCAGGTCTTGTAATCTTCTTAAGTGCAAAAACCGGTACATTAACGACCATTTCTTTAGAGCCAGTTAATTTTACCTTTGCCATTTCACCGTCAATTCTAAGTAACTGACCAGTTCCACGATAAGAAGAAACCCAATCTCCTTCTTCAATTTCCGGAGAATCTGCATTCTTATCGAACTCAGCATCCGGGTTTTCCATGAACTTATCTAGATCAAAGTCCTCAAATAGTTTTAAGTATTTCATTAGTCTCTTCCGTAATTTCTAACTCGAGCGATTTGCTCTGCATTATAGCCAGCGCGTCTTAATTGATATGCAAATGGATCAAAGTAGTTTGGCGCATGTTTAGCAATTGCTTTTGCTCGCCTAACCAATTTCTGATGGTCAGTGATTAACTTTGCCATTGATTCAGCGGCACCGTCTCTTTTGCTATATGGTTTATTCTGTAAATCGATTGCTCGCTGAATGTCTTTCTCTTCCGGATCAAATAGATCTGGATCAAGAAGACCGACTGCTCTTAGAGAATCTAGCTCTTCGGGTCTCAATCTAGCTTCATCAACTTTCTCTGGGCTCTGAGTCAATTCAATTGATTCGATATAGTCAGAACCGTCTCCGTCCCACATGAACTTGCGTTCGCTTAGGCCTTCCTTCTCTTCTGGATCTACTATAACATCAAATGAGTGGCCGGTGTTGCCTACCGCTTTGATACATTCAATGATCTCTTTTAGAGTACCTTCTCCGTCTCTGCAACGAATCTCATAAACGTAAAGATCGTCCTCTGAGATTCCCTCATTCAATTTCTTGACAAGGTCTGACTCTGGTCGCAGCTTCTCGTATTCAAGCTTAAGCTCTCCAAGTACCTCGATCTTACCCATCAATTTTTGGAATTCTGTCTGCGTGAAGCCTCCCTTTGTCAATTCCTTGACAAACTTTTCGTACTCCTTACAAATGTCTTCGTATCCCATTTTGTAAGTAGCCGCCTTCTTGTAGTAAGGCAACTTAACGATGAAGTGATTGTATGTGAGCATTGCAAGTCCGCCCCTTTCCTTTGCATTGTCTGCAATCTTTTGGGCTCCCATCGCTCTCTTCTCAGCAAAAACTTCCCAATCAGATCTCTTCTTGGGGTGTTTAGTTGCTTCGTTTATAAACTCTGTGAATCTTTTAACTGACATTCTGTGCTAGTTTCTTTGAGTTATTTATACTCAACGACTAGCCTGCTCTTAAACTCCTGTGGAAACTGGTCACCTGCTGATCTGAGTAGGTCAGCAAAACAACCATCGATAAAATATGTGACTGCCCAATCTTGTGGAGTTCTAATCGAGCGACCGATTCCCTGTAGAACCGCGATCGAAGTCTTCCAGTTATACCAGTATTGAGAGTTATCTAATTTAGCTTTAACATACTTGTCGCCAAGATGAGGATACGGAACCTTTAGGAATACTTGGAATCGAGAATCATCATCGACCAAGTTAAGGCCCTCAAGTAGAGAAGGACCCATCAAAACTGTGTCGGGCTGCTTTTTTAGCTTTTTAATGATCTTGTCCTTTTCTTCAGAACCTTTGTATATCAAGACTCTCTTTCTGAGATCTTTCGGAAGGGCTCTCCACATCTTTTCTCCAAGGTCATAAGAACCAGTGTGGATTACACCTCGTTCATTAGAATGATTCTGAAGGATTGCTATTGTACGTTCGACTGCCCAATCAAAATTCTCTTCAAGAAATCTGGCTGACATTTTCTTGCCAGGATAGACAATGATAGGTGACTTTTCCCAGTCAAATCCTGATTCTATCTTGTAGTATTTTGCGCTCTTGAGTCCATGATTTCTCATAAAGTCCTTTGGACTGCCCATTGTTGCAGTCATCAAGACTTTGAAACCAAACTTATTGTAAAAATGTCTTTGTAAAAGGTAATACTCATCGATGCAGTTAAAGACGATATGCTTCTCACTCGGATTCTTGATCATCTTGTGGACACCAGTTTTCTTAAGTATTGATACGTAATCTTCAAACTTACAGTGAGTGTCTTTGCACCAATCAGTAAGTCTAAATAGAGCCTTTAGATCAGTCGGCAAGTCTCTTTCACTAAATTCTTCAGATGCAATCTCTCTAGTCTTTTCATTGGCTTTCACAATTAGACTGAGTTGGTCAACCAGTTGGTCAAGGTGTCCAAGTAGACTCTCTGGATTTTCATCAGTGAATATGTGTTTGACTAATTTGTCAAATTTAATCATATCGATCTTTGGAGCCTTAATTGAATATTCAATCATGTGGTCCAAGATCTTTTGTATCTTTACTTGAATATCGTCAGTTATGACTGGGCTAAAATGACCCTGTACAATATCTAGAAGTTTATGTGCCTCATCGCATATTACGAAATCTCTTTGTGGAAATGGAACACCTCGGCCTGAGCCCTGTTGCTGCTGTTCAACATAATTTCTTTGAATGAGCGCGTATGGATATGTTAGTAATGCGAGCGGTGCGCGAATAGCCTTCTTTCTAGATTGCAAGTAGCCGCATTTCTTAAAGCACTCCATGCCTTCAGCCTCTTCGTATGAGATTCCTCTAGTTGCACAGTGACCTAGCGAAAACTTTTCATTATTGACATCACATTCGTAATTATCAACGCCTTTAATATTTCCCCAATTCCAAATCTGTAATCGTCTAAAGTCTTTGACATATTGCTCATGTAGAGATAAGTCAGAAGCAAGAATATAGCCTTTCTGTCCTCTGTGATTCATGAAGTCTGAAAACATCATTGCGATGATCGACTTACCTGAACCAGTCGGCGCGTCAAGCAAATAGACACCATTAGGATCGTCATCGTATGCTTGAATCATATCAAGTACAACTTCTCGTTGTTGAGGCCTGAAATTAAATAGTGGGTACTTGCTCTGAATAAAGGTATCGAATTCCTGTTCTAATTTGCTCATTTACGGTTTGCTTTAACGAAAAGATCTGCTGTTGAATAATTTGTTGCAATTGGCACGTTATGTACATTGCACAGACGAAGTAACATCTGTACGTCAACTTCGTGTGGGTGTGATGATAGTGGATCCATAAAGAATATCACTGCATCGATTTTTGCCTCAACGAGCTCTGCTGCTATTTGCGCATCCCCGCCTTGAGGTCCTGAGAATTTTCGTTGAACTTGTAAACCGGCATGCTCAACGTGAGAGCCAGTAGTTCCAGTAGCGACAAGGTCATGATCCTTAAAGAACTCTAAGTTCTTCATAATGAATGCGACCATATCGGCCTTTTTGTTATCGTGTGCGATTAGGGCTATTCTCATTTATAAATTTTCTAACGTTGTTACCAAATTCCATGTCGTTCGGATACCTTTGCTCCAGCTCTTCGACTGCATTAATTCTGTCGAGTAGAGATTGACCATGAATTTTTAGATTTTCAAAAAATAGCTTAGCGGCTTGATCAAGAGCATCTGGATCTTCGGTACTTCCAATTAACTTACCATCTTTCATAGTCAATGAGAAGATCTCACGACGAGACTCATCTAGGCTGAAGAACGTGATGATGTTTTGCTCTTTTTCTAGAGCAATGTTTAGATTTGACATTAGTCTTTGATTTTTAGGTCTTGTACTAATGGCCACTGGAAGGTTTAGCCTTTAATCGCGATACTTGGAGATCTTAGCAACTAGATCATAGTCTCTTGCGTCTAGTGCTGCATCGATTGCTGCATCAAGTTCTCTAGGAGACATATTTGCATAATCGTCATCGCTAACCTCAGTTTCAGGCTCAGCTGGAGAGTAGTTTCCGTAGCCAGGCTCTTCTTCAGTATCAAATCCGATAGCATTACCGAGTTCCCAATCTTGAATCTCTTGACGAATTTCATCAATGATAGATTTGATTGCAGCCTTTGCTGATTCTTCTCTTGAGAAAATACCTTTCATCAGAGCTAGGAATTCAGCGGCTGGCATTTGCATCAATTTACCAAAGACAAATTCTCTCATATTATCAACCGTACCTGCTTCAGGGAATTGATTAATAAAATCGCGTAAATCTGCTGCAAGATAAGGACCGTATCGTAAGTCTTCAATCTCATCTGCTAGTGTATCAGTATTTCCTAATACAGTTTCGGCTGATCCTTCGTCTTCTGGAATTCCAGCAGATGCAATGAGTTCGTAAATTCCTTTGATTGCCTCATGTAGGAGCATTGCAAAGTCAGTACCTAATGCATTAATCGTCGGCTGCATATTACCAATAGCTTCTTCAGCAGCTGGCGAATTATCCATGTCGCCTTGTTCCAAATCATCAAGAATTTTCTTTGCAAGATCTTCATCTGTGTTTGGATTTTCCCAAGTTACTTTCACTGATCCAGCAAATCCACTCTTGTCGCGAGTCCACATTTCCTTTTGAACTTCCATTGGAATTTTCCAATCTAGTGCACTTGCAATATCAGTAATTTTTGAAAGCATACTAAGATATTTAAGACCGGCTTCTTCTCCAAAGATTTGAACTAGACCTTCTCTAACTTCTGGCATAACGAGCATTCGCTTAGCATTCTTCGCCTCGCCTTGAGTAATATTGTTAGAGATCTTGCGTTTTTGAACTTCATCAATAAGGCCTTGATCTTCTAGCTTTTTAACGGCAGCTGGTTCAGGCTGATCTGGTGCCTCTTCCATCATATCTGGAATAGCTTGATCTTTAGGAAATTTGATATTTAGAACAGTATCTCCTAGAATTGATCCATACGCATCCATAATCGTCTTTTCAGCTAGTGCTTCAAGACGACTCTTAATATTTGGCGCTGAGTTTTGCATTCTTTGAACCTCTCCAACCATTTGCATAAATCTTCCCATATCTGGACCAAGTCTCTGCTCAGTTCCACGAATGTCTTGACTTGCACGATTTTCAATACCTCTTAGGTACTCATCAGATGTTGCTTTATTTCCACGAAGCGATGCCTCTTGTAAGAATTTCTTAATGGTGCTCATATTATTTAGAGATTAATGTTTTTAGATCCATACCTGCTTTTTGAAGCTCTGATTCAAGTCTCTTGATCACATCCTCAGCTTCAGCCTTTGGTACTGGCTCGACTGCCGGTTTTTTCGTTGGAATCGGACTCGGTCTTGATGGAGTTGATGGCTTGGTTGTAGGTGGTGCAATCGTAGGATTCGGCTTAACTGCCGGTTCTGCCATTGCAACAGCTTCAGTAATTCCTTGATCCAAGATCTGTTTTACTTTGGCTTTTGAATCGAGGATATTCTTCATCGCTTGTGAAAGCTTAGTTGCTCCTCTTGCCTCAATTGTGTGAAGTAGTCTATAGATCTCTTCGTTTTTTGCTAGAACTCTTTCACGTTCTTCTGCAGTAGCATCTTTAAATAGTACATTGAATAGCTTAGAAGAGAATTCGCTGATTGCTCCAAGCTTTAAATATTTGCTCATCATATCTTGTTTAGACATGATTGGCACAAGTCTCTCCATAAGGATTGACATAATTACTTTAGTTGCAGCTTCATTGTTCTCAGTATTTACAGTGTAGCTTGACTTGATGATGTCTTCGAAAATATCAACCGGTGATCTTCTATCAAGTTGCAGATCCGTTACTACTCTTTTGATAACTGCTTCAACTGGCAGAGTTGCCATTAGAACACGAATCATTTGTTCAGGATAACCAAACTTTCTAAAGTGTTCAACTGGATCGCTAGTCGTTTTAACGCTACGATCATTAATATCGTGAGAGTAGGTTACTTGACCATCGTATGAAATTGTAGTACCAATCAAGTGATTTGCATCAGTCGCTGGTTTTGTAAAATCGAATGTGTTGATTTGAATTGCACCGCCTCCGTAACTTGCATTATTGAACGAACCTCTATTGATACACCAGTTTGCAACTGAACAAAGATCCTTTTGTGCTTTTTCGGTACGCGCACTAAGCATCAAATACTTATCGTCTGCGTATAGAATTCCAGCTTCAGGTTCAAGTTCCTCAATCTTTGCCATTTTAGAGGCAATATCGTTGTTTGAATAACCCTTAACGTAATTCTCAGCAAATGTGATAAATTCTGCAATTGTCGAAAATGCTCTTGCTTTTGCGAGAAGTCTCTTCTTAACCTCTTCTCCCTGATCATTAAGTAGAGTCGCAACGTTTAGTAGCTTTTGTTGTTCTTCTTCAGGTAGAGTTCTAAAAGAACGTCTTAAATCTCCAGGCAGCTCATCGATAATCCACTTGGCTCCACGACGAACTTCAATATTTCTAATATCGTCCATTAGTGCTTCGAACGGATTAACTCCATTGATTCGCTCTCCTCTTGGAGTAGCAGCATATTGATCGATTGGTCTAGGTAATACTCTCGGAATAGATCCATCCGCAATCAACATCTGCATCAACTCTTTAAGTTGTTCAATTGTTGCACCATGCTCAAAGTGGAATTTTACAAAGGATGTTGCGTAACCGTGAGCATTACCAATCAACTGAATGATCTCTTTGTATTTCTCATTATTGAGAGCATCACGTTTATCGTCGTCAGTCATAGTATTGGGCTGAATACGATTTTTCGCAGCGTACCATTTTATCATGTAAGCCTTTGCGCCTGAAATGTTTTCAAAAACAGATGCAGTTTTTATTAGGCTCTTGAGTGAATCAAATTTCTTCATATTGATTGTTTGTTTATTCTAAAGTCTTAAATTTTAAGTTGATTGGATTTGCTTGTCGCTTGTCGATCAACTTCCCAGTTATCAAGCACTTTACCAGACTCTTATCATTGCCGATTGGTAAGTATAATACTGTGTCCTGTGAAAGTGTTTTGATTAATTTTAATTGGCGACCGTCCTTTTCAACTTCAACGCTTACTTTGATATTCTCGTCGTCTTTCCAAATTATTGAAGGATCTTTGTCAGGATACGACTTGATTTCAGGATTCAATATTTCAAGAATCTTAACGTCAGTAAAACCTCCTTTGAAAGGAATATCTAACTTGATGGTCTCGCCTGGTCTAATTGACCATTGAGATTCTCTCTGAATTCCAGTATATGATTGCCCACTAGGCTTTTTCTCGCCACCTATTGAGATTGAGCCATCTTCTTCGATTACCAGCTTGTGAATATGCCAGTCTTCAATCGGAGTAACTTGAACAGCTAGCGGTCGACCTTTAGTTTCAAAGTGACTTGCCATGTCTCTTGCAATCTCTTCTTCAGATTCGCTAATGTTATAAACTTTGACTGTTGTCATTGAATTGTCATTAATACAAACATAGATCTTTTCGCCTTGGTGAACAATTTCAGTACTGATGATTTTGTTACCGTCTGCGTCCAAGAGATATTCACCGGTTTTTCGGTCTCTTTTGTATTTGTAAGATCTCATAGTTAGTCGGATATAGCTTTCTGCATTACCGACTTTGATCTTGAATACTCCAGCTGGAACGCCCTTTGCTCCCGAAAAGTCTCTCTTTTCAATCTTATCTGCTTCTCTATAGAAAATGTCTTTGATAGCTGACATTACGTTCTCGCGAACCTGTTCATAATTCAGGCCGAGAGTTCTTATGTTTCTAGATACTTCTGGAGCAAATGAAACATTTAACAGATTACCGACTCTTTCGTCAGATTGTTCAATAAAGTGTTTAGATCTTCTTGCTTCAAATATAAATTCAGAAAAGGTCTTAATGAAATCCATCAAGTATTTGGCCATTTTTTGTTAAGGTTATTTATACCCGCCAAACAGAAAAAGGGAGAACAATGTCTCCCTTTTAGTACCCAGGACAGGAATCGAACCTGCACGCCTTGCGACACTAGATCCTAAGTCTAGCACGTCTACCAATTCCGCCACCTGGGCATTCAATCGGCTGCTGTTATTTAACTATTCTACTAAGCAGCCTTTTTTAGTTTTTGTTTCTTTGGCATAAATTCCTCACGTAGATCAATGAATGCTTGTTGAAATTGATCTGCTGTTGTTTTACTGATGCCGATAATTCCCATGTCTCCAGTTGAAGAGTATGCAGTAATCTCATCAAGTAAAACCTCTTTGGTGTAACCCATTCGACTTAACTTGCCTTTGGCTGCATCTACATCAGACTTTGGCAAGCTCTTGATTAGTTTGGTTGCTCGCTCCTTGTATTCAGTTTGAGTGTACCAGATCGCATGACTCATTTCATGATTTAAGTTACGACCTTCCATTTGATCAACTCCAATCAAGTAGGCATCTTGTTCAAGAGCATCATACTTATTAAAGATCTGGTGGAGTATCTCATCCATGAAGATGTCATAGGGAGTTAGATCAGTTGTTTGTTTGTCCAGACACTGGACGATTGTTTTTACAGGTATATTGAAAGCTGCCCAGTCTCTAGTGTAACTAAACACCTCAGTTGCTCCTGGTCTTGAGTATGCGTACCATTTCATATAGTCCCATATATCAAAGTCCTTATTGCGAAACTTGCTGTCGGCTGACTCATAGAACTCTTGAGCTCTTAAGAAAGTCATAGAACGATCCCAATCGTTTGGGATCTCAAGAGCAAAGATCTTATCAGTTACTCTCTTAAGTTTATGCTTAATCTGCTTCATGAGATTAATATACCTAAAAAACCGGTCAGAGGGTCAACTATCTAGAAAGATAGAATTTAGTTAAAGGACAGTTGAGCGATGGACAAAAATGCAAATGTTGATCAGTTGAATCTTGAGTTTTGATCGGTTCGAGATCGCAATCATATTCATCAGAGCGACGGTCTTATAGAATGTAGATATACCGCAAGGTATAAAAATTCTAGGCAATCTTGACGGTCAACCTCTCCTCCCGGTAAGGTCTTATTCCATCCAGTCGATTTCGACTAGGGCATTGTGACGATCTAATTCGTCTTGTAGTTTCTCAATCTCAGCTTCCAGATTGGCAACTAGTGTGTCTCTTTCAACAATTGAAATTGACGCAGACTTAGTATGAGTCGAATCTGGTGTGCCATAACCGCCACGTTGAAATACTTGACCGGCTTCGCAGTCAAGACCTTTAACGTATTGAACCATCGACTTCAACTCTGACAGTTTGAAGATTTGGTTATACACTGGCAAGTTTGCACGATGGATTGCACTCTTTAGAGAGATTAGGGCCTCCGTTTTCTTTACGTAATTGTCGTATGCCACTCGAGGATCATAGACTCTTTCAGTTCCATCGATAACTGAATTGTATCGTTGAACCTTTTGAAACTCTGTCTTGATTTCTTGGACAAGTTTGTTTTTGCGCTTAAGAGCTTGTTTGATATTCATATCTTTATTATGATTTTATTTTGTGATCCCGACAGGATTCGAACCTGTGACCTACTGCTTAGAAGGCAGTTGCTCTATCCAGCTGAGCTACGAGACCGATTACGTAGTTTTTATACTACGTTTTTCAAAAAGGATTTGTTAGACGATTGCACTGATGATAATTGCACTAATTGCAAGAATCCCAACAATAGTTACAGCAACAACTAACATCCAATTGTTTGCTTCGACTTGATCTTGACGGCGACCTTGCCAGTCCTTTGGATCAAATTTATCTTTCTTTCCCATTAGAATTTATTTGGTATTTTTAGAAAGTCTTCATACAGCATGATGTTTAGACCTTCTTGTTCTAAATCATCAGGCAGCAATCCAACTTTGACAGTTAGATCTTCCTCTCTGATTACTGCGACTAATCCACACCCTTCACATAAGATACCTTTTGTGAAGTATCCAGGTTTTAGATCGTCAGCGATCTTTAGAATATCTATATCCGGTTGAACATCTTCTCCAAACATTGCTGGAGAACATTTTGTGCAAAAATCTGCCATTGTTGTGTTATTATTTAATTGGATTACTTTGACCACTAGCGATTCGAATAGCATAGCCATTCACAATAGGCCGACCTGAATTATAGGCGCCGAGCGCAACTCGCCAGTTTCCATATTTTTCTTTAAGTCTCGCTAAGAGCTTCATTGAGATATGAACATTAAGCTCAAGATCATTCATTAACATCTTTGACGTGACGCGTTTGTCCCAGTTATCATTTGCGGTTGGAACCTGTATCTGCATTGCTCCATAAGCAGCAGCGCTTGATATTCTCTTTGGATTATAGCTCCAATGAAATGGTCCCAAATAACCAGTCTCTTCATTAGCGACGCCTAGCGCAATTTCAAAAGGTACATTATACTCTTCTGAATACTTTTCAAGTAGAGTGTACAGTTTTAGACATGGTGGAGCATTCTCAATATCGACTGTTGCCAACTTGATGATCGAATCTTCTTGCTCAGGCTCAATCAATGTCGCTCCCAACAAAACTGAGAGCGACACGATCGATATGACAGATTTTAAAGTCCACATATTTAATTGGTTTATTTGTTTGTGGCGCGAGCATACATACGGTTAGCATACATCGCAAAGATCGCTGAGCCGACTGAATCTTCATAGATTACATAACGACCAGTTGTTCGGTCAATGATCATTAATTCATTGCGTTCATTGAGCGCGACTGAAGTCATGTCCATTGTGTTGACTTTATCAACTCTGATTACATCACGTGTTTTTGTGAAGTGGTGATAGTAATACCCGATGACTCCGCCTGCAAACAGTGCAATAATCAACACCATTAGATTTCCAAGCTTTTTAGCAAAGCTTTCTAACTTAGCTAAATGATTTTTGATTTTTAACTTGTCCATATTTTTGAAATTTGGTTTAGGCTAATTTACCAAAACTATGCGGTCGTTGGGTCTCCTTTAGCCCAAAACGGTTTGGCATAAGTTGGCCTAATCGATTTCCAAATAGTTTCAGAGTAATCTTTGCCGTCCTTCATAGCGAATAGAATTGAGGACATCTTGTAGCGAAGTGCATGCTGAGCAAAGACCTTACGATCTTCTGAACCTTCAATAGTATTTATTTCGTTGAAGATCTTTTGATATGCCTTTTCTGTGTTAGTGTACTTTTTGGTTAGTTCAGCTTTAACACTCTTCACCCAGGAATCAAACTCATCTGGTACATTCTGTAATATGTGACCGAAATCTTGATTCACTCTAAGCGCATCCCAAATGTCGACGTTCGAAAAGTTTGTGATGATTCGATGCAGTCTGACATAGTCTTCAAATTTGATCTTACATCGGAAATTCGAAGGAAAGAACCTCAGGATGTAGCCTTCCCTGTTTTGAAGGTTTTGCTCCTTTAGTTTCTTATAGAGGTCATGACCTAAATCATTCTTAAATATTTGGTCAGTTTTGACAAGATTACTTGGCTTGATACCACTCATCTTTAAGATTGCCTGAGCAGTCGTCCAGTGCAACTCATCGCCTCCATCCTCTTTCCAGCAGTCAAAACTACGGTTCAGGAAAACAGATAAGAAGGTCACCTTCTCGTCCGGATACTGCACAACGATTCGATTCTCAGGGTAAATGATCTCGACAACGTATGTGTACTCTCTTTGGAATGCTGGCAAGAAATGTTTTTGCCGAATGATCTCCATACCACGCACAGCTTGCTCAGAATGGAACGAACCCTTTGTTGCAAGGTGCCACTCATCTGCATAGTAGAACAGCAGACCAAGCGAGCCATCCATCTTCTCTTGCACATAGACATAATCAGATGTGGTCCATGGCACAGGTTGAGTTAATTCTTCGTAGTTGAAGAACTTATTGAAACCCCGGCCAATGATCTTTCCTGAATCATCCATGATGAGACCTCTACACATTAGAGTAACCTCATCCCACTTGCCCTCAAATTGGCAATCTCTTGAGTAATTATAAATGGAAAGAGGCAATGACTGATGTCTTGCCTCCTCTACTAGACCACGTTCAATGTAATCTTTTAATATTTCTTTAGTCAGCTTCATGTGAGGAGCGCTATTAAGTGATATGATAGTTTGTAACCAGTAAATGCGCCAAGCGCAGATGGAATCGGAAACACGATTAATTTACCCAAACTTGTGACGTATTTCGGTCGATTGACAATTGTTCCCATGAAAAAATAGTAGCAGATATAACCAATCAGAACTGCGATATCAGTTCTTGTTGCGATGAACACCACTAGAGTTGCACCAATAAACCCAAACGTGAAGTTATCTCTAACTCCCTCCCAAACTTCATACGAAGTTGCATCTTTCCATTCCTTCACAATCTGTTTGATTGCTGCTCTTTGTTTTCTCATAGTTTAATTTCAAATCGATCTTTCATTTGTTGTAATTTTTCAGTTGGTACTCCGTGCACATTGACTCCACCGTGCCTATTTTCAACAACGATTGAGTAGACATGATAGCCGTATTCTCTAGCGATCTTCTTGTACTCCGTCATCTCCCATTCTTGAGTAAACGTGTTTGAGACCGAGATCTTGGCCAAACCGTGCTCCATCGCAAGGCGAGTCTTTTCCAAGCAAGTCGCGTGTGCCTCTTTTAGTTTAGATCCGTCGAAGTTATAATTACCATTCGCATCAATAAAATATTGATCAGCTTCATAGTTAACTCCGCCAATCTCTTTGGCGAATGTAGATTTGCCTGCACCAGGCAGACCGCGTAATAAAAATAGTGCTCCCATTAGATAATCCTTTTGATTTCGTAAATATACCCTGAATCTGAATTGATTTGGAATAGATCTCTCAATTTTTCAGCTTCTTCTTTAGATTCAAACTCCATGATCTCATTAAGTGAATCGATTAGAATAACTGGAACATCTTTGCCAGTATTACTTTTTACGTGTTTGATGATGACATATCTTTCCATCAGATTTGGGCTTTTTTAGTGGTCCCTACAGGACTTGAACCTGTGACCTTCTCATTATGAGTGAGCTGCTCTAACCAACTGAGCTAAGGGACCCGACTGCTACAATTGATATTTATCGCGTAGCCATTCGTGTAGGTTGACAGTGCCATCCGGTAGAATAACGACTGCTGCGTTTTGGATTTGTGGATCCTCTTCATGTTCGAATCGAGCGTCCATCTCGTAAAGAACATAGAGAGTCTCTCCAGTTTGAATCGCAATCATCTTGAGATCATCAATCGATTCAGTGAGGTCAATATCACCATACCAGATTTTTGTCTTCTCAACACAGATGTTTGCATTGAAGATTGCCAAATTGTTTGGCTTGCGTTCACGGTAACCTGACTTACTCCCAGAAATCATTCGACCTGAGATTCCTAGCTTTTCTACTAATAATGAGTATGCTAACATTGTTTTAATTTTTGCTTATTATACTAAAAAAGCCGGAATTGATCCGGCTTCTAAAAAGTTAAAGACGAGTACGTTGGGCAGAGGTTGTTTGTTGTATAGTCTGATTATTAGTCAGATGACTTATCCACTTGTCTAATTGTCCAGTTAAGGGCAATATCGGATTCGAACCGATGTTTTACGAAGTAACTCTGGACCTTGCTACGCCTTTATGTTATTTAATACAAAGAAAACAAAGAAAGTTTTGAACGGACAGAAAAAGCGCTCTACCACTGAGCTACCGACGGGCTTTTGGCACCGCCAGATGGGATTCGAACCCACGACCTCTCGGTTAACAGCCGAAGTAGCCGTTCAATTGCTATTGTTTCCACCACCCCAAATCATATTGGTCTCTCGACCTCAAGATGGGCAGGATTTTGTCGTCAGGACAGGATTCGAACCTGTATTCATACAACCGGCATGAACCACTTGCTAATTCCTAAATACCATGTGTGCGTCTACCATTCCGCCACCTGACTAAGTTTGATCTGGAGAAAATTGCAAGAGTGTAACGCTTTCGCGCTTCTGCGGGGATCGAACCCGCGACCCATTTTGTTAAAGAAAATTGCTCAACCACTGAGCTAAGAAGTAACTCTATACGTTGCTACCAAATCAATATTTTCAAAGAACTAACTTTTTGTGACCTTACCGAGATTCGAACTCGGACGCTTTGAGGCACCACCCCCTCAAGATGGCGTGTCTACCAATTCCACCATAAGGCCAAAATTTACTGAGGGAATCGTGGTCAGAGTGTGTTTGAGCATTTCCAATAATTGCGAAGTAACTCTAACGCTTGCCACCCAGTAATATCTTTCAAAGAACTAAATTAAGTTTGAGGAAACCACGGTTTTACAGCAGATTGCCAACCTCAAGCTTATTTTAGATTACAATCTTCTTGACTTTCTCCAAGTGGTAGTTCGGGTTGAACTCACACTTAGCGATGTCGTCGAACATTGCGAAGCCGTAGCCGTAGTAGTAACGAACCTTGTCTCCAGCAAGTTGAGTCGTTCCGTATGCTGCCATGTCGACAGAGTATACGTAAGGACTTCCAACTTTCTTGACGTAGCTCATATACGATTGGTATGAGCTTCCACGGTTACACTCGTTGTCAGAAAGGATGAACACACGGTCGTATGCTTTTCCTGAGCTGGCAGCCAAGTTCCATGCAGCTGAAAGGCTAGTCATTCCCATGTCTTTCTTCATTGCTGAAGCGATAGAGAAGACGTCATTGTTCGCATTCCAGTTGACGTACTCAGCGCCAGATCCAAAGCGGATGATGTCAGCATCAGTTGCTTTCGCAATAGTTGCTCCAATCAAGGCCGCCTTGTCCATGCAAGAGCTCTTGTAACGAGATTTCGAATTTGCATCCGTGATCGGTGTTGACATAGAGCCTGACATGTCGACGATTACGAGGTTTCTACCAGGCAACATCTCTGCCAAGTTTGGCACTGCCATTTCGTATCCCTTAAGCAAGGCTTTAGAGATCTTACGCGACTCGGTGCTTGAGAACTCTGCATTGACTACTTCGTTTGCCAAGTCAATTTGGTATGGCATGATCTTACCCTTACGGATAGCCTCACCATCGCTCAAAAGAGTACAGAGCAAATCGTATGTCTTTGCATCACTCACAGTCTTCATCACGTTTCGGATGTTACGAAGAGCTGCCAAGATTCCAAGCTTGCCTTCGGTCAAGAGAGCAGTCCAGTTTTCAGCTTTCGCCTCCTTCAAGATCTTTTCTGCTTGAGCCTCGTCAATCTTACCTTCTTTGACTGCTTTTGCAACTTCCTGACCTGCGTCAGATTGTGCGACTTCCCAAGTATCTGCCGAAACTGGCAAACCTTTGATGATTGCGTCAATCACATTCACCTTCTCTCCATTGTGCTCAACCATTGCAGTCGAGTTGTTTGGATTAGGGTGCACAAGATTGATTACGTCAACCATAGCTTTTTTGTATTTAAGGATCGAGTATGCATCCATCTTTTCAATAGCTGCAGCGAATCCTTTTTTCATGGAGTTTGTCGCTTTTACTTTATTCATTGCTGAGAAGCATGCGATGATTTCTGCCATGTCGTCTGGACGGAACACTGTTCCACCTGACTGAGTTTTCTTGTTCCACATTGAGTAGAAACGACGTGCCCAATCCAAACCAGCACAGTGTGGTGCTAAATAGCTTGCGGCTAAGTGGTTGACTGAACGCATTCCTTCTCCAACGCAGCGTGAGTAAACAATACATTGTGCTACCAAGTATGGATTCTCTTTTGCGCAAGTGTCGACAAGCGTTTTCAATTCTCTCATCGTCTCATTTTCAGAGCGATAGAATTGGCTCTCTAACTTGAGAGTGTTTAACATAGTCAAGAGGCGGAGCCAGCTGTCGACAGCGTAAGCTGCTTGACCTTGACGATTCGTAACAGTTGGTTTAGGGATCTTCATCGCCTCAACTGCCTTAGGGTTTGGCTGCATAGTAGCGAGCGAATCCTTAAGTTTTTGGTTTCTGAACTTTGCCATTTTAGTACAAGGTTTTTGTTATTTTATAATGTTGACTAATTTACCTTAGTCGTGGTTTTTCGGGTCTGTTAGATTTGCTCTTTAAATGCTGCAAAGAAATCCAATAGTGTGCGAGTGTTGCGTTGCTGATTGCTCAACATCTCAACTTCTAAACGAGCCTCAGCGATCTCTCTAAGTAGAGCATCATGCTTCTCTTTGAGTCCGATGATTTCCAAGTCGCCACTTGTTCTTTCGACCAATTCAGCTTCTCTCATCTCAGCGTTTGAGTAAAGTTTCTTACCATTCGCATCGGTCGCTGCATTGATTTCAGCTTTGATCTTTGCTTCAAGTTTTGAAACTTCATTTGATACTTTTTGAGACTCTTCGTTCTTGTTTAGAACAGTAATCTGCAAATCTTTAATCTTTAGAGGCATGTCAGTTAGGGCCTCAATTAGTTGTTCGTATTGTTGCATCTTATCGATTTTTCGGTTATTATACTAACTATTCCAAAATTGGTTGACTTATTGGAGAAAATTTATGATCTAAATTCTATCCAAGATCCCTCACGTTGGTCATGCTGCATCTTTACTTCTGCCCAACCTGCGTCAACGTATCTTCGTCTAAGAATGTTGAAATGGTCTGACGTCATTGTGGATGGAACGTCCATTGTGATCATTCCACCTGGAGCAACCCTCTTAGTAGTTAAGACTGAGTCGATCCTCTTCTCAAAGTCAGAGACCTCCTTCATGAAGTTCTCACTTAACTGTTTTGGTCCTATTGCCATATTGAAAAATTTAGTCGGGATGGCAGGACTCGAACCTGCGGCCTCATGCTCCCAAAGCACGCGATCTACCAACTGATCTACATCCCGAAATTTGCCTTACCTGAGACTTGATAAGGACTGGATTTTAACGGGTTTCTCTCACTGTTTCGAGAACCATATCCCCCAATGACATCTGAACATATTGCTTAAAAGCGTCATCCTTCATTGGGTCTTTTTCATTAGTGTCTTACCACATAAAAACCTGTCAACTCTCTACGTCGGCGGGGCAGAGTCTTGCTCCCGTTGGTCCGCTACGATACCCCATTAAGGTCGAGGATTTTTTTACTACCACCGCTTTTTTTACAGAATGCGGCCAATCTTTAAGAGTGTCTCACTCTCTAAAATCTTCGTTAGGGCCAAGCCTTAACAATTTCCTTTGACTTATTGGCAATCCAGTTAGGGTCATTCTTGAATTCTTTCCACTCATCGAAATCTTTTAGGATCTCAAGAAGTTCAGTTGGAATAAGTGTGAATCCGTCTGGTGCGATACCTTCGTATTTGCCCCATTTTGAATCTTCAATTTTTTGTCTAACAATATCGCTCATTTCATAAGTCGGTCTTTTTTTGTGCTCTCGCCACGATTCGAACGTGGAATATCTGATCCGTAGTCAGAAGGTTTATCCGTTAGCCTACGAAAGCGTACCTAGTAAAGTAGCCATTTTCTTTCCATTGCGGGATAAAGAGGACTATTGGTATTGTTCCTTCATACTCGTTGGGATTGCAGCCCCATGAGTTCCCGATGCGCCATTGCCTTTCCACAGCTTTCGTTGACCTATCTGTTATGGGATTCTGGCAGTGTTCCCGTCAACATACTCACTGAGTACTTTTCTTTACTAGTTGCTCCCCGGGGGAATTTCGAAATCCCGACCCCATGATTAACAGTCATGTGCTCTGCCTCTGAGCTACCGAGGAATTTATTATCTTTTTAGTGTCACAATTGTGAAGTAAACATCGTCATCCAGCTTCACCTCTACATCACTTGGATCTGAACATTTATAGTGACATAAATCTGAGTGCCATAGTGCGCTGATGATTCCCTTTTTAAGTTCAGTCTCATCAACTACATTAATTGGATCAATATAGCATGTGATTTCAGTAGGTAAATACTTGTCCTCGAGCATTTTATGATATGCTCTTAGTTCCTGCCATTCTGAACTACTGCCTTCTTGACCAAGACTCTGACTCTTTTCAAACCAACTGTCATTCAATCTCTCACATTCATCTTTCTCAGATGGATCAACCTTGATTAGAGTATTTGTTTGAATCATGTCAACGTCTAGTGTCGGTAAATATCTGCGAACGATCTCTTCTCCAACGTAATTTCCAAGTTGGAATTCCATTGTCATTGATTTGATATTAGCAAGCCTACGTTGCTTCATCGCTTCTAGCTTCTTTGGCGTGAGCTCCTTCATGATTTTGTCCAACACTTTGCTTCTAGTCATTTAACTGTTCCTTTATTTTGGCGGCCTGTACGGGACTCGAACCCGTGATCTCCCACGTGACAGGCGGGCATCCACTCCAACTGGACCAACAGGCCAAAATAAAACCCCGACCACCATTTCAGCGTTTCCGCGTGCTTTCAGCTGGGCATGAACGTTACGTCCCAACTGGTGGAGTCAGCATCTACTGGGGTTTTGAGCAGGTGGGGAGAATCGAACTCCCATCTCCAGATTGGAAGTCTGGAGTAATAGCCGTTATACGACACCTGCATGGAGCCGGCACCGTGATTCAACGGCGGATCATCCGGCATTTAGTAGTCTCTAGCAGACTCGAACTGCTGGCCTTTTCCATGTCAAGGAAACGCTCTAACCAACTGAGCTAAGAAACTGAATAAAGAAACTCCAACCCTCTCAAATCCCATTACTCTTGAGGATTCCCCGACTTTGCGCTCGTCGAAGAGGTCAACTTGCGTTGAACGGACCGTTGCGACTGGGTGTTGCATCCAACGACCTTGCGACTCTCCTAAAAGTTTCTTTGAGCGGGAGACCGGATTCGAACCGGCGACCCTCACCTTGGCAAGGTGATGCTCTACCAACTGAGCTACTCCCGCATTCATGCTCCTTTTATCGGCTTAGCAGGGCGAGCATAAGACAGTTGTTTTTGTTGACTGATCAGGCCAAACGGCTACCTTCTGATTCCCTAGAGTAACGAACTCCCATTGTTGTCGTGCAATGTCCGAAAAACGTCCGCAACCGTTTTTGATAACCCAGTACAGCGAATCAAACCTGGGCGTGGAGCCTCCTGCCGGGATCGAACCAGCGACCTACTGATTACAAATCAGTTGCTCTACCAGCTGAGCTAAGGAGGCAAGTAAAGTAGAACATGACGTATTCTAATCTTATGGCGCAAACCGCAGACTACTGGTTCTTTCTACTTTGTGGAGGATAACGGATTCGAACCGTTGACCCCCTGCGTGCAAGGCAGGTGCTCTAGCCAGCTGAGCTAATCCCCCATAGATATTTGCGAACTAGATACTAGACCTTCTCCTGTTCAAAGCTTCTCAGCCTCTGCGTTCCGTCAATTGTTTACGCAGCCAACTTATTCGTTAAAGCGTAGTCCCTAGGGGAATCGAACCCCTCTTTCTAGGATGAAAACCTAACGTCCTGACCGATAGACGAAGGGACCAAATAAATCCAGAGAATGGTACCGAGTGTGTTGTCTTAGTGCTGCCGCTACACCATACGCCGTTTCCGACGCAGCCGGATTCGAACCGACGCCTTTTTTGTTCAAGAAAAAATTAGAAGTAACACTCAATTTTGCTACTGAATTTTGTAGCGGGGGCTGGATTCGAACCAGCGACCTTTGGGTTATGAGCCCAACGAGCTACCTCTGCTACTACCCCGCAATATAAATTAAAGACTAGAGAAAGTTGTTAGGGTCTGTTTCTAACGCGCGTCTACCAATTTCGCCATCCCCCAATGTTGTGTTGTTGATTTGGTTGGGGGAGAAGGATTCGAACCTCCAATGTACGTGCTCCTAATGCAATCGAAGTATCCCTTACATTGCTACTAATCTTTTGTTGTCCCGCAAGGATTCGAACCTCGATTCTCTGGACCAAAACCAGATGTGCTGCCGTTACACCACAGGACAATTTTTGCTTCTCCAATATGTCAAAGAACTTGTTACATTGCTATATTACTATATCTTGTAACTTTAGGTTTAGATTGCTCGAAAACTTTCTAAACTTTTTTGCACGGGTGGAGAGATTCGAACTCCCATCGACGGTTTTGGAGACCGGAATGCTACCATTGCACCACACCCGTGTATTTTGGTTGGAATAGCTGGACTCGAACCAGCGACCTCCTCCGTATCAGAGAGGCGCTCTAACCAACTGAGCTATATTCCAATATTGTGATTCCTACAGGAGTCGAACCTGTTCTTCCGTCCAGCCGCTAAACCGGACCGCAAACCATCATGCTAGAGTTCAAGACTGTACCATTTAGCGCTAGTACAAACCTTCATCTCAGGAACCGTTGGTGCCGCAGGTAGGATTCGAACCTACTCAGCCGTAAGGCAACAGATTTACAGTCTGCCCCGACTCTCCAACTTCGGCGCTACGGCATTTTTAATTTTGGTGGACGGGGGCGGGATCGAACCGCCGACACCAGGATTTTCAGTCCTGTGCTCTACCTACTGAGCTACCCGTCCATAAGCCAATCCCGTAGATTGGCTGCTCGACTTCCGGCATCGAGTTTGAGAGAACTAAGTCTCCTGCCAGCGCCTCCACACTTTGTGCAGTGCGTAAAAAATGCTACTCATTCGCCCCCTGTATAGAGTAGCAGCGATGCTTAAGGTACGCCTTAACGACAGACCAGGTTGGTCTTTGAGGGAGCCACCGCTAAGGAAGAGAAAGATGGTTCAGTGGACATCCTCAATTACGATCAGCTTTACTATGACGGTTCAAACTCCGATTGTGCAACGATCTCCGTCTCGTTAGCGCGCAACCATTCCCTGATCTACCCTATTGTACACCATCTAGGACTCGAACCTAGGACATCCTCCATGTAAAAGAGGCGCTCTACCAACTGAGCTAACGGTGCATTCTTCTGTGATCCCGCCGAGACTCGAACTCGGGACTCCCTCATTAAAAGTGAGGTGCTCTAGCCAACTGAGCTACGAGATCATTTTTTGCCAATATGTCAAAGAACCCTTATAAACGAAAAAACCTCGGATTTTTTAGGTCCGAGGTTTCTAAGTGTTAATATCTTCTAACGATTAAACTTGTATACCTCGGACTCGTCCACGATCAAACCCCTTGCCGAATTCTGGAGCAATCACAGTAATCACTGCCGGTGCTTGCCAGTTCGTATTGAGTTGATATGTATACTGTTTTTTCATTGAATTTTTTATTTCGTTTTTATTTATAATGCAAATATACTACTTTTCTACTTAACTAAGAAAAAAAGTTTCAAATTTGTTACTTTACTTTTGCAAGAAGCGCCTTAAGTTTTTGATTCTCAGCATCTATCTTAGCAAATTTGCTCGCAATTTTATTCTTGAATTTTTCAACAACTGCCATAACCGCGTCTTTGATTTTACCAAGAACTGATGCTTCGTTGACATCTTCTTTCTTCTCAACTTCAAAAGAGTGCTTAACGTTAGTTACCTTCTTGTTAGCTTCAACACACTCGTTAATGATCGCTTTAGCTGCATCGTCAAGTCTTTCCATTGCTTGATCTACTACTGACTTCCAAGTTACGTCTTCACGAGTATGTCCGTAACGAGTGATTTTAACGATATAGTCTGCAGATTCTGCAATCTTGTCTTCTAATGCTTTCATTGCATCAAAAACTGGTTTCAATTGAGCTTCAAAGCCTTTGAACTCTTCGTCAGCTGACTTCATTTCAGCTTTAAGTGACTTGATCTTCTCTTGAAGAGTATATAGACGCTCCATATCAATGTCAGCTTTTCTTGGAATCTTAGCCTCGTTGACTAGTTCTTTATAGGTATTTACGAATTCTTCGAACAACTTAAGGTGTTTCATTTCGAGTATTGCTATTTTATTTTATCTATCTGTGAAGATTCTAAACTTTTAGTGGAGTGGTGAGTCTAGGGCCTTTAGGATAGCTAGTGCCTTTACTTGATTTCTACCACGTTCATAATCTTTAGCAAAATCTGCAATAAGATCAGCCTTAAGATCATCATCTAATTTTACTAGAGTTGCACCATTTTCCCAATCTTCCAGTCCAGTTCCAGCTGACTCGATATTATCAGTTGCAAAAGCTTCAGCTCCACGATCGTCTAGCGGCATGTGCTCAGTTTCAGTATCATAATCAGCGTCACCATCTTCGTCTCGACCGATATAGGTTCGGCGTTCGATCCTAGGCGCATATTCTTCAACTTCTTCTGCGTCGGAATACATTAGATATAGTTCGCCTGATTCTTTATGTTTAAGCAAGACGTACTCATCTGCCATTGCAATAAAGCTAAATTTTGATTTTTCAGGATGATAATCTATCCAATCATTATCTCTAACGACATCGTCGTCGTCATCTCTTTGATTCCACGGAGCGCGTGGGTCGTTCTCAGTTCCAGCTGGATAATACCCAGACTCTTCATTGATAAATGCTCCAAATTTCTTAATATGCGATTTCAAAATCTACTAGCGTATTTTTATTATTTATTTCGGCTAGTGACTTCGGCTTTTAGAGTTTCGCCTTCCTTGTTAATCTTGATAGTAATTTCACTAAAATCTCTGACGTACAGCAGATCCTCAATGATCTCAGCTATCTCATCAGGAAAGAGACCAGTCTGTGGAAATCCGGGCTGGTATGGATCGTGTTCTATTTTTTGTGCGAACTCCAAAAGAGCTCGTTTCATTTCGGCCTGCTCAGCCGCAGATTTAATTTCTGAACCCTTCATTTATTATAATCCTAATTTTCTGCGTTTATTATCGAGTGTGTTAGGGCTGTGCTTCTTAAAAGCATCTTTGATTATCTTTACTGATTCGTACCAGACTGGAATCACACCGATTTCAGACATAGTGTATGGAAAGAGTAGGCTATTTAGCTTCTTAATCCGTGGTGTTGTAAATCCATCATATTCGCCAAATTCTAATTGATCATCGTCATAACCTACCATCCTAGTCTTATTCTGCCCAGCCTTTTTAATTGAGGCCAAAATGTCAGCATCAGACACAGGAATCCCATTGATTAGAAGTGTAACGATTTCATAGATTGCCCAAATAATGAGCATAAAAATAATTAGTCCAAACATATTGATTAAATTAAAAGTTTGCGGAGAGGGAGGGATTCGAACCCCCGTTAGCTTTCACTAAAACGGTTTTCAAGACCGCCGCGTTCAACCACTCTGCCACCTCTCCTGTTTTTAGATTCCTCGATCCAGCTCAGCAATTAGCTGGGCCGCGAGTTCCTCTATTGGGTCAACATTATGATTCTTCTGTAAGAATTGGTATTCCGACATTTGAATCTTTCCGCTTGCCGATTGTGTGCCTCGTTTAACAGTCACTGTGATTTCAGAATCACTTACCGCTCCGCTTAAGCTCTTCTCCTGCATGTTTGATTGCATCGTTGCTTTCTTTTAGATGGTTAAAAATTTCTCGATAAGTCAAAGCCAACGATATGACTGCGCCTGCTAGCCATAACATTGGAACAGCGCTAGCTTCAATTACATCAATAAACGAAGAGTCTGATTCCAAATGAACAAAGAAATCGTAGATTGAAATTGCAGCTCTGGTGCCGCAAAGACCGGTTAAAATACCAAATAGTAACTTTTTCATATTTGTTATTATACCTTAAAATGGAAGTTTTTGTTCAACGGCATCAATGTGTTCCTTGGGACAGCGATACTGATGTAATCTTTCCAATAAATCTTGTGACTTCATACCAAACATCTGGCATTTGTCGACAAAAGGTCGAGAGTCGTCATCATCCTTCTTATAATCTGCCGTCAGCCACTCCTCAAAAAAGTAGCCAAGTGCATGGTCCGTCCCGTATACTAGGGTCTTATCTGCAGCATGTTTTGTGTATCTACTCATAAAAATTTAAGTTCGTTAGTTTCTGGATTCCAGTCTGCCGTCAGTGGTTCTTGTGTGTATTGATACCTCTCATCAAGAACCGACGCGTTAATAAAGTGAGTTGTTCCATCAAAGAAGTGTCCATACCCAGTATGAATGTGGCCGCATACATGTATCTTGGGCTTTATTATACCAATTCTCTCAGTCAATAGTTCGCAACCCAAGTGTTCGGCCGGTCGATTATAGACAGTGTCTACGAAACCAAATGCTGGTCCGTGTGTAACCAAGATATCGGTTCCTTCTGGAATCTTATCCCAAACTGCTCTGAGTGCATCTCCTTGTCTAGGCAAATTGAATGCCCAGTCATAAAACGCTGGTTGCCATGGGCTTCCGTATATTTTAGCAGTTTTTGTATTTGCATCATGTGGATCTCCATCTCCAACTACAATCCACTCATCGAACAAGTAGTCAAATGTCTTATAAGAATTAAGCGTCTGCTGAGTGTGTTCTGGGATCACAGCCTCATTGGTTATTGCGAATTTGATATGATCTATAAAACCCCAATCATGATTACCTGCAATGAAAACCTTGTGATCGTAATTATTAATAGACTCGAACCATTTGCAGAAATCATGAATTTCATAAGCTCTGCCCATTGACGACATATCTCCGGCATGGATCAATAGATCCCCGCCCGGCAAATCGCCAGTTATCATATTATGCTTTGTATGTGTATCTGATATAAAGGTGATGCGCATGCAGGTAGAGTTAGTTTAGTAATGCTTCAATCGCTTCTTTAATTGCAGCTTCTGACTTAAGACCGACCATTCGATTTTCTTCAACTCCATTTTTGTAGAAGATCAAAGTTGGGATCGACTGAACCTTCGCTTCTCTAGCAGCTGTCATATTTTCTTCAGCATCTACGTTGATTTTCTCAATAGTGACGTTTGAGTTGTCTGCGTATTCAGCCTTAAGTTTTTCGATTGTAGGTGACATTACTTTACAAGGACCACACCATTCTGCCCAAAAATCAATTACTTTTACCATTGTTGTTTTTATTTTTTCTTATTTAATTATACACCGAAACAGTAATCGGTTTACTGTTTTTGGCCGGTTTTTATACAATAGATATTAGTGCTTCCGCCGTTAGTTGGATTATCTATTGTGATCGATAATGCTCCTTGATGAGTTGCCTTTAAATTTGAATTAGAAGTATTAATGGCACTCCATTGAGCAGCCGTAAATAATCTATACTCTGGGATACTTCCAGGCCAAGTAGTTCCGCTCGTAGCTATTCGATAAAAGATTAAATAGACATCAGTAATCGTGAGATCGTTATTATTGTTGACGTCCATCCGATAATAGTCTTTAGCATTAAAAGACTGAGTTAAGATCTTCTGATTGAAGAAATACGCATCGCTCAATAGTGGACCTGCAAAAGTCATACCATCTACAACGATTCTAAAATCATATTTGTTTGTACTATAGTTCGTTGAGAAAGTAAACTTACCATTCGAATCAGTTATTCCGTTTTGATCAAACGTATACGTTGTCGCTGATTTAAGTTTAACAAAAAGTTTAACGGTTAGTCCAGGCATTGCTAAATTTTCGGAATTATAGATATTGCCAGAGTAAGCGAACGGATTGACCGTGATTGTACCTGCTTGAGAGTAGGTAAATCCACAAGTTCCATTTTGTAATTGAGCTCGATACATTGCTCCGTCTGGTTGATTTGTATAAGACTGTGAAGCAGTTGTATTTACAAGATCTGTCCAGTTGACACCATCATTAATTGATCTTTGCCATTTAACTATTGTTCCAGTATAGCCGCTTAATGTCAATGTGCCTGAGTTAGTTGCGGTTGCGTGAACTGCTGATGATACTGTACCGCCAACTGGTGGAGTTCCTGAGGTAACAGTAATTGTCTTTGAATCTGAGTTAACTGCGCTTCCACAGTTAGGTGTCTGTACCTGTACTCGATAATAATATGTTCCAGCTGAACTTACTGTTTGATTTAAACTTGTAGTAGTATTTGAAATATCAGTCCAGTTAACGTTATCGGTTGAGCGTTGCCATTTATTTACATTACCCTGTTGACCAGATAGAGTTAACTCAACTTGTCCACCTGAACATATTGAATTGTTTGCAGCAAAGATTGAACCAGCCTTAGTCGGTTTAACTGATAAGAAAACGCTTGAGGTCGGTAAGTTTGAACATGTAGTTGGGCTGGTTGAGTTTACAATTGCACGATAATAAGTTGTTTTAGTTAAATTAGTAACCGTAATACTCGAAGATGTACTGGAGATAGTTGTACCAGTTGTAAAGAAGTTATCAAATGAAGATTCCCATCTGACTATGCTGCCAGTATAATTATTTAGAGTTAATGTTGTGCTATTACTGCCTGAACAAACATTAATATCTCCACCTGAAATCCAACCGCTTGATGCGCCGCTAATTTCAATACTCCTCGTCAATATAGTTGTACTCGAAGTTATATCGCCAGGCATATCTCCATATTCACAAATATAACCCGGTAAGGTTGTGTTTGGTAAGTCATTCCATTGACCTTGATTGGATGAATAAAATTGTCCATAGTGTTCACCACTAGAATTGTTCGGTTCGCCTGGAGCCCATTTATGATATTGACCACTAACTAGTGTTATGCTAGGCGTATTACCGATCGAAAAGTTAGTTCCTTTTTCTGGACCGGTAACCCAATGCCATCTACCTTCTACTGCTGCTTGTGATGCGAATGCAGTTGTTCCTTTGGCTGAATTTACTTCGCTAAGTTCGTCAGATGCTCCCATCCATGCGTCATTAGCCATAATTCTCCAAACAAAGTTATTCTCAGCTTCAGATGACATTGTCGCTAAATAACCAACTCTACCAAAATACGAGCGATTAGACGCAGCCGTTTTTGAGTTGGTCCACGTTGTAGTACCAGCAACATATTCATAAAAATGTTCGGTTAGTGGATTATAAAAAGCGGTTCCTGCAACAAAAGTTACTCGTCTTTGTAGAGCATAACATGTTGAAGTAGTTGATCTAAATTCAACTCCCCTTAATATTGTTTGCCAATTTGCCGCCGTCGTTGAACCGTTAAACACCAAGACTCCAGTGGTTGTATTAAATGAAGACACAGTTACGCCAGATGGAAGAGTCACAGTAGATCTTAATTGATCTCCGTTTGCTCCACTTGTATAGGCTTGTGAAATTTGAACCCTAAACCCAGTAATCGTGCCATTAGCCGTCACGGTTATGTTTGGATCAACTTTGGTCCATGTATTAAAGCTTGCCGAAAGAGTTGAAGTAGTCGTTGTTTCTAAATTAACACTCGTTGCTTGCCCACTTGACACAATCGGAAAAAGGCATACAA